TAAGCAACCAAAAATAATGAATAGTATTAAGTTAGATAAATGATTGATAGGAAACAAAACTATGCAAATTAAAAAACTCGCCTTCTCGCCCAGTTGGATTCTATTGGATAAACAAAAACAGAGTAGCTATTGCTACTCTAACACATAAGAATATTAAAATAATAAAACTAAATAATATTTATTTCCCCAACTTACTTTAGCTTAGAGGAAGTTACCTACCACGCTTGAGAATTACACATCAGAATTAAGGCAACTCATCAAATCCCCTCGCTAAAAACAGTCCACCGGACTGTTTTCTTTACGCTCGCCTTCGAGCCCACTGATATATAGAGGAAACAAACGAAAAAAACGAGCAACCAAATGGTTACTCGTTTTCTTTGGCTCCCCCAACTGGGCTCGAACCAGTGACATCATGATTAACAGTCATACAACAATGTACCAATAATGGCTTGTTTACTGACTTTTGATATTCAAAGGGTGAAATAAAGGTGTAGTTGATTTTTTGAATTATTTTTAAAGTTTTAAAACATTTTTTAAATCTTTTGATAAACTTTCAAACATTTTTAAAATTTTTCGAAAATTCTTCATAAAGAATAAACCCCGCAGCATTTCTGCTGTGGGGTTTTGTACACTCAAAAAAGATTAAATTAATGATTTACTAACAGAATTAACGATTAAAATTAATTCTATCGTTAATTTTTTAAGGTTCAATGTAATAAGACTTACCATTATGCTTATCACTGGAAATAAGCTTGCCGTAATACCAGCCTTTATACTTTCCAGATTCGATTGTACATACGATTCTGACACGATAGTCTTTCTTAATCTTAGTGTTGGTCTCAAGCTTAGTTTCTTTAGCATTAAGTCTATGAAATTTACTGCCTGCTTTAAAGGTTTTAATCTTGTAGGTTGATAGTCCACTTATACTCTTGCAAATATGACTATTAGCGATGTAATAAGTTTTGCCTTGAAACTTAATCAGTGACCAGCCAAAGCTATCATCAGACACCCAAGTTACTGTAGTGCCTTTGCGAATAGTCTTTACTGCTGTACTGCTTTTGCCAACTGTATCACGATAAGCTGACTTGTATAGTCCAGCATTGTGACTAACTTTAACAGTTTTAGATTCAGTAACCTTATAGCCATTAGTTAAGTTAGTAGCAACATGGCATTCATCATTAAGTAAGATGTCACCTTCTAGCAGATAGTTATCTGATGTAAGATACTTGCTATTAGTTAAAACTTTAAAGCCTACATCAGATAGTGCTTCCCTCATATTACCGGTATAAGTACAAGTGATATTCTGCAAAGCCTTGATACATAGTAGATGACCAGTTGCTTTAATATTTGCAATAACACCAGCTGAGCAATCTGCATCACATTTTTTAGTAATCTTACTAGGATTATAATTAACCTTCTTAAGTTCATTATAATAGCTATCTCTATTGTACTGATTATAACCAATATGGTCATTGTTTGCAGCTTTCCTTGCAAGGTCTGCAATTTTCTTTCTTACCTTTTCATCTGGGTGGCGAAGCACGCAATTCCATGGTCTTGAGTACCATGGTATAATCCACCATTCTGTACCGGTCTGATCTCCAGCTTTGCCACCGGAAATGTTACCTCTTTCGTCTCCACCTGAATTACTTAGCATTACTTATTCACCTTCCTTTTCGTCATCATCAATTTCGGGTAGTCCTGCTACTGATGTTAGCAGTGAAAGAATACCTGATAGTAGAGCAGTAGAGCCTACAACAAGCCAATCAACCTGCCCCATTGTTGCTGACACACCGATAGTTGCTACTGCTGTTTGGGCAACAGTTTTTACTGCTCTCACTCCTGCTTTTTTAACCCATTGCTTAATGTTTTTTGTTGACATAAATAATCAGTCCTTTCTTTTTGTACTTGGTTGGTTAGTTGGAAGTTCCATAACCTTCTCATGTAGTTCGGTCATAGTTCCGTTGCCACCAAGGCCATGGTAAGACTTATAAGCTTTGTCAAACGCGTCTTTTGCGTAAATTGGCAACCAGCCTTGCTTGGTGTACTTCTCACCAGAGCGTATAAGTTCTGCTCTGAGAAGGGCTTGTGTTCCTACCATGAGAGCCTTAATTTTATTGTGCTGAGTTCTAATAATTGCGATGCAAACACCTGATATAATTGTCAGAATAAGCTCAAGCCAATAATTGACTATGGTTTCTACAACAAAATTCATTTTGCATCACCTTCATTCTGTAATTAGATTTTCGCAGCCACTGTCTGTTAAAATTTCTTTGACCTGGTCCTTAAGAAGTCTTGGAACCTGAGAAAAGGTCTTCTTGCCTAGCATAATCTGCTGAGCCCATAGCATAGCCATCATTTCATCACCTCCTTCTTTGCCAAATAGTATTAAAAACAAAAGCCTACGCATATACTTGCTCACTCATATCTAACAAGCATTCTGTAAGCATTTGATTTTGTTCTTTCAAGTCTTTCACATCAGATGATAGACTAATAATAGTTGCTCTCATTTGAGCAGTTGTCATGACAGAAGAAGTGTCAGGATTATCATCCTTGCTGTCTGGTTCAGTGCTAGAACTATCATCTTTCTTGCCGTTGTTAGAAAACAAAGCTTGCAGATTTTCATAATCTTCTTTGCAAATAAATTTTGCAGTAAGAACATCTCCATCTATACCTTTTATTTTTTCTTTGCCTAATAATTGATAGATAGTGCTATCACTTTCAGCACTAATGACACCCTGAGCCTCTTTTTCTAAACATCTGATTATAATTTGATTTTTATCTTGATATTTGACAAAAACAAATTCTTCAGCTGATTCAACGCCAACAGTAGTTTCATCAGCTGACATAACTTCGATATATTTCATATATTTTGCCTCCATAAAATAAATTGAGATATAGCTTTTTCATATTCATTCTTGTATGATATGACCTAAAATGTTTTGAATATGCTGACCAACTTTGCCAAGTAGCTTGTGCATCAGCAAGCGTAAGTCCATTATTTTTATATTTCTTATATAATTTCTTTAACTTCTGTCGCATATTAGTAATGCTTCTCTTATACATTTTCTTTACGATTTTTCCACTATCAGTAAGAAAAATTCTCATTTTTAACCAGGTAAAACCGTGACTAAGTTTGACTATTTGTGTTTTCTTTTCGTTGAGAACTATTCCAAGTTCAGAACATAATGCCTTGATAGAGCTTAGACATTTTTGCAAATATTCTTTAGACTGATGAATAAGGTACCCATCATCCATATATCTGCCATAGTATTTAATGCTTAATTTTTCTTTGATAAAATGGTCAAGCTGATTAGCTGACGATAAAGAAAGTATCTGACTAATCTGAGAGCCAAGTCCTAAACCTTTGGCCCCAAAGGCATCAATAAAATGTTCAGCGAGTTTTATAATTTTTTCGTTCGCAATTTCCTTACGAATTATCTTTTTCACAAGTTCGTGAGAAATGTTATCAAAGAATTTGCTAAAATCAAAAACAAGAATATATCCGGAATTTCCAAATTTTCTGTAATATTTTTGCAGGTGAACATTCAGCCTCTTAACTGCGAAACTATAACCTTTATTTTTAATTGCAGCACCGTTATCATATATAAATGTTCTACTTAATGCAGGCACTAAGCAGTTATCACACAAGCAGTTCTGAACTATTCGTTCATCAACTGTTACACTTCTGATATGTCGCTTTTTACCTCTTTCAAACAAATTAAATTCATAAAAACCTGAACTTCTATAAGTTCCATTCATAAGTTTTTCATGAGTCTTTGCTAAGTTAATAGGTGCCTGAACTATGTATTTTTGAATGCTAGATTTCCAAGCCACGCCTTTTCTACAATGCTTGTACGCATTGTAAAGGTTATCAAAACTAAAGACTTCATCATAAGAATTAATATATTTGAGTCTCTGAGACTTCTTGTAATCTCGCTTGGCTTTCCTTCTTAGATACCTAGCTTCATGTCTTTCTTTACTTGTCATTACAATCTTCTTTCTCAGTTGTATGCCGATTTTGAAAGTTTAAAAATAGGCACATAGTGTTACCAAGAATGAAACACAAGATAACTTACAACTCGTGCCATGCAAGAAGCGTCCTCTTGAACACATCAACTGTTTATTTACCTCTTTATAATAAAAGGAAGGTCTTCCTCTCCTTCTCTCCACTTTAGTCTGATTTCACAAAGCTACTTTGTCTGCTAAGAGAGGAGCCAAAGCAAATGCTGTTACCGTTATTCGCATTGTTACTGTTGGTGTTGCCATTGTTATTAACATACATAAACTGAGAAGATGAGCACAGCAGTAGTAGTATCAACACACAAGCACAGCAACCAGGATTACTTTACAGAGAAAAACCTCGTATTATTACAGATTAGAATATCTGTTCTTATCTGATTTAATGACACCTTTTATCAAATTTATTTCGTTGTTAATTAAACTCATCCAATATGTGAGTGTCTTATTTTCGATATTAAACAGTTCGCAAGCTACTTCAACTTGCGAAATTAGGCTATAAAGTTCAGCTTTAGCTTTGAGAAAATAATCTCTTCTTAGTTGAATTTCATGCTGATTAGTTGGATATATGCTATTGCCACATTTGGCTAATTCATATATTCTAACTGAGGCATTTGCTATTGGCTGGCTTATATAGAATGTATATCTCTTAGGAAAATTCGTACATTTTTTAATGCTATAAATCTCCAAATTTCTAGCATTATATAGAAATTCTATATTAGATACGCTTCTCTTACTTTTAATAACTGAAATTTTAATCACCTCATAAAAAACTATATCCAGCAACAAGAAGTTGCTGGATATTTTTGATAATAAAGATTAAACGCAGAAGCCAAAGCAAATGCCGTTACCGTAATTCGCATTGTTACTGCTGGCGCCGCCATAGTTATTAACACACATAAACTGAGAAGATGAGGTAGGATGTGGAGAACGCAGCCACCACCAACTTGCAGTTCCTTCACCATTCAAGGTTTTTCTAATTCTTGAAGTTACTGTAGTAAAAATTGGGAAAGTCTTGTGTAAAGCTTCAGTATCTACTTCATTTTTATAAGGCAATTCATTTGTGCTTACCCCAACTTCCGCAAGTGACGGAATAAAAATTTTAGCAGTTGTTTCAACAATCTTAGTGGATTGATCACCAGCTGAAGCAAGAACCTTAACTGATTTAATAATTCTTCGCCACTTTAGTGGAAGTGCGTTAATCAATGAACTGTTTAGCCATTTATTAAGACTTGAGGCATCCCAACCACCAACATTTGTTGCAGTTGAATTAATAACTCTACCCTGGTTTAAAACACCTGCACATAAAAATACTGCTTCAGCAAAGTTACTGCCATCTACTGATTTAAAATGTTTAAAATCAGCCACATTAAGAATTATCATCTCATCCTTAATAAGTGAATGGTCAGTCATTACAATCTTAATCTTATCGCCAAGCTTAAAGTATTGGTCAGCAACACCGGCTTTACATATAGCATATATGTTTTCCGGTGTGTAGGGTGCGTTGTCACTCTCATCATCAGAAACTAAGAAACTGTAATCATCAACTTTATAAGTTGGTAGTTCTGGGAGGACAAACTGTGCGTGATAGTCTGTATCTTCTGTTACAGCAGTAACATCCTTGTCCCAGCCATCAAACAAGTAATCATCTGACTTGTAAGGTTCTTCACCTTCATAATTACAAATATCTCCATATTCAACTTCATTTTCTTGTAGTAATGTAGAACCATTGTAATATCTGACATGATATTTTCTTACTGATTCGCTAAAAATAGCAGGCACATCAACATCTTTAATTACTCTAATGTAATCAGAACCAGCCCAACCAACGAATTCATACTGAGTTGATGCAGTAGGCTCCTTAGTAGGATTAGGTGGTAATGTAGCAGCTGAACCCTGCTCTACAAGTTCGGTATAATAAACAGTGTCATCAATCATAAATCTAACAGTAAATTCAGGAATGATTTTAACTGCAGTAACCTTAAGTGAATTATAATATTTTGCTAAGTTATCAAGCCTTGATTGTGAAATTGTAGTAATTAAACAATCACCGGTAATAACTGCATGGTCTGTATTATAGCCATCATCATTAACGCCGTTAATCTGATATAGCTTTAAGAGTAAATCAGCCCTATCTAAAGTCCAGTTAATGTTAATTAGTCTTAATCGCTTTAGACTTGTAGCAAGTTCGACAAGGCTTTTATTTGTTGAAAAATAAGGAGTATTTTCAACAATCAAAGTTGAAATGTTACTGTAATCATCTAATACTACATTTTTAATATACTTTAGATTTTTAATCGTCAAACTTGCGATACTATTATTAAGTATTGCATTTTCTAGCTTTCCACCATTCGCAAATGCTACACCTGAGCAGTTAGTTCCTTTTGTACTCAGACTCTTAAGCATAACATTGTTAGTCAAGTCTAGCGATTTGCTAAAGTTTGAACAATTTTCAATGCTTAGTACCTCTAGCGACTCACAGTTCTTAACTGCCACATCAGTTAAGTTTGTGTTGTTGTAACCTTCTTCACTTGAACCAATGTTAAGATTTTTAAGTCTAATCATTGATGATAAATCACAAAGACCGGGATATAAGCAAGCAAGTTTGCCAACATCCTGAATAAACTCTGAATTATAAATATATACTTCAGTATCATTCATCTGAGACACGCCAAGCTTTAGTTCAACTTCTTGACCTGCATTTGCTCTAATTTGAGATGTTGAACTACCCGCTTTAACTGTGATAAATGTATCATAGTAAGCAGTTAAATTCATAACACTTGCAGGTTCTACTCCTGACCATTCACTAGGTGTATAACATCTTATAGTGCCTTGCGTTTTAGTTGCGTAAGAACTAATAAAATAAGATGAAATAAACTGTCTTTGAAACTCTAAAAACTGTCTTCTTTGCAGTCTCTTCTTACCGTTGAGCATTGAAATATAAACAGTAGTTCCACTATTCAAATAAGGTGCTAGGTACTTCTTATAAGCATCTTCAATCCAAAGTGATGTGCATATATAGTTGCTATTGGTTTCAAAAAACTTGTTAAGTTCGTCTATATCCCAACAACCTTTGTTTTCAAGATTGATGTACATAGTTCTAAGCTCATCGGCCATGGTCTCTCTAACAAGTCTGAAAATAAGACTGTCAGAAGCATTGAACACTGCCCTTGAACCTACTGTATCGGTATCAAGATAACCGGCTCTAAGTGTTAAGCCACCTTCGTTGTCAATGCCCATAGCAGTATCATGGTCATACGAAAATGCTAAATGCCACTTATCTGCTGATTTAGAATAGCCCCAGAAGGTATTCTTTGCTCTATTGTCCACCATGCTAAAAAACAATGTAAATAGATAATGATAAAGAACTGTATCTAGAATTACATAATTACCAATTTCATTTTTGAATTTTGCTTTTCTGTACTCGGCTGAATCAGTGTTGTAAACTGTCTTGCCATATGTTACTGGCTTTGTCAACTGAGAGTTTGTAGCCTTGTCTGGGTTGCAACTAACAACAAATGTAAGTAATTTCTGCCACTTTGCAATAACTTCTTCTGTTGTTATTTTGTCACTTTTGTATCTAAATTCGTAACTATTTTCACCATCCCAGGTTTCGGTTGATAAATCATCAGTTAAAAATCTGTTTAAGTCTGATGTGTTATTGCAAATTTCGATTACTGCAACATCATCTTCATCATTCTGTGCAAAAACTTCATAATTTTTCTTAGAGTTATTAAGATTGCCAATACCATATAGGATAGTTTCATCAGGTTGAACTGTTACAGAACCTGCCTTAACCGGCTCTGTACCGGTATTATGATAAAACAGTACCGCCATGTGACCTTCTACCGTATCTCTGACTTTTGGATTGTTGACTCTTGCAGGTCTAATATAAGGTTGGTATCTGTTATACCACTCACTAATAAATGTGTTGTTAGTGTTTTCCGAACTTGCTTGATTGACTTTGAAATTGAAGTAATTGACCGGTATGCTATTATCAGTCATTGCATACTTCTCAATCTCTGTTCCATCGTCAAGGACAAATCCGTTTTTACAATTAAAATCGTGATTTAGACTGCCCTCTGCATATCCGGCTGAAGAAGTACCCTGAACCTTATCTTCTACATTCTCAGCGGTCCATGTATGGCGTGAACCACCTGCTGTGTATGTATGAGTAAGATAGCCAGTTACTTTATTTGTTTTTGCGACAGAAATAGAAGGTGCATGGAATGTCATAACATGTGCATCAGGGTTACAAGCAATTACTTTTTCGACACTGATATTACCTGATGTATCGTATATGTCTGCAAGTTTCGCTCTATCTGATATTTCAATACCATCTTTGCCGTCAACGATAAAATTTGCAGTTAATTCAGTATTAGTCAAACTTCTTGAATAACATCTAAAAATATAAAGATATACATTACAATCATCTGAACCAATAGTTATATCGACAGGTTCGTTCTGAGCAAAGTTATCGCCGTCAGCATATACTTCAGCTGAGGCAGGTGAACCGCATTCCCATATATTCATTAACCTACCTGCAGTATCTGATGTGATATTAATATCAAGTTCTGTTTTAATACCTTCGCAAGTCTGTAAAGTAACTTCTGTCTGTTCACTATTAACTACTACTTTATTAGCGAATACTTCTAATCCAATACCGTTTGATTTGCAAGAAATCGCCTTAGCATTAAAGTTTGAACAGTTATCAACCTTATATATAAGCTTGATTTCCTTGCCGTTTTTCTTTGCATCATCAGCAAATAATTTGTAAGGAATAGTTAGTCTATCTCCCTTAACTACTTTAATGGCTTTAGTTCCGTCAACTTCTGTAATTAAGCCACCATTAATAGTGTCAAAATTATCAGATAAAGTTAAATCTTTAAGAGATACCATTGAAGAAGGTTCTACTTTTTTCTCTAGATTTTCAGTAACCTCAGTAGCTCCAATGTCAAGTGGCTCTACTGCAATAGAGTTTTCCCAAGTAGTTGAGCCACATTCAATTTTGAACTTAACTGTACCCGCCTTACTTGGTCTATATGACCAGGTAAGTTCGCTCTGGTCAACTGTTTCAGTTTTAAGAAGGGTTTCATTGATGTAGTATTTAACTTCAGTAGGATTGCTATTGTTATCAATAACTCTATGAATAATATTGATAGTGTCATACTGCTTTACTGCTGTATTATCAAATAACACTGCAATAACCGGATTACTGCTTCCACTAGCCTGAGCAACTGCTGACTTAAGTACATCACTCTTAAGAGTGGTTCCGTTAACTTCAACAGTACAGTAAGCAGTAACAATATGGCTACCAACTGTAAGACTTAGTTCTTTAGTTACTTTTCTTCCTGAGATTGTAACCGTAGTAATTTCAGGCTCATTATCATCCACTTGGATATAGATTTTCTTAGTTCCTGAACCGTAAGGTGTCATAACTACACTTAATGTATCTTCTGTATTCTTTAGTGTATTGCCTAAATTCCATTCTAATTTTAATGTTTCAACTGTAATATTAATAGTTCTAGTAGCAGTAACACCATAACTATCTGTAATATTAAACTTTACTGTGTTTGAACCTAAATTCAAAAATTCGAAAACATCAATAGTGTTTTCACCTTGTGACACAGTAAGATTTTTCTTCACTGTGCCATTAACAGTAATTTTTAAATTACCATTACCGGTTGGAACTTCACTTTCAGCATCTAAAGATATAAATTTAAATTTTACTAATGCTGATTTTGAGGCATCAGCGACAGAAAAACTAGACTGAGACAACATCGAAAAAGTAAGCTTAGAACCACTAGAACCTGAACCACCGGAACCAACAAAAAACGGTGTAAAGTTATCAATGTCTTGCTGATCAGCAGTGAGATGCAAGTAACCATTATCATCAATATAGCCTGAGTCAAAAGCAAGTCCACCTTTGCCGCCAAGCGTAATTGGGTCGCCAACTACCTTATCGCCTGACATTAATTGCAATGTTCCATCCTCTAAGATAGCATATCCGGTTAGATAGTCTTTATTTTCAATAGTTTTGACTATGTTTTTATAATTGTCAAAAGTAGCAATTTCGCCGTCTAACTTCTTAATCACAAGTTTATTAGTGTCAGTTAAAAAAACCGGCTCACAAGGTTGCAACTTGCTAATATCCAAGTCAGCGCTATTTCCATGCTTTAGAATTAGATTTGCAAAAATTTTAGCCATATATTACTTCCTCCCAATAATCAAAACTATAGTGGCCAGAACCATGTCCACCAACATATCTAGCAACCCTATAATATAGTTTTTGTGATTTTAAGCAGTAAAGTATTTGGTACGGCTCACTGCTACCGTAAACTGTTCTCAAAATAATAGTGTCATCAACAAATGATATAATTTTATCGGATGTATTTTTTGTGTTTATATAGTCATCAACAACAGTTCCTTCCGATAATGAACCATCTGACGCGAATAACTTTATTCCTTTTTCCTTAGGCTCTAAATTGCATTCGAATCTAGAGTATTGTGCAGAATATTGTGCACAATATTCTTCTGCATATTGCTTATTTGTTTCGATTGCATTGTCTATGTATCGTTTATCGTAGTAATTTTCTTCTAAGTACGGCAGTGTTACTGCTACTTTATTATCAATAGCAATAGCAGTATCTGATGAATCAGCAACCTCAATATAGAAGTCTTGTAAAATCTTAACTGGTGAATAACTACTTGCTGGAAAATAATCAGAGTAGCCTTTTTCTGCAACGATAATAAAATAAAGAATTTCTTCTGAATTCTCTGCGTTTTTATCTCTAGCATATAGCCCGATTTCATTAATGAAATATCCTTCTTTAAGACTATCATTAGATAATGCAGCAGAAAGATTAACTACATTTCTCTGTTCTGGCGAAACCTTCATAGAACTAATGCTAACAGATTGTTTCTGTTCTTTTAATTCTAAAATATCAGGTGAAATGTCTTCATCAGACCATTCGCCGGAACCGAAAACTGCTTTTGTAAATTCAATTTTCGCTTCACCTAAGGTTGCCTTGGCCATTAGTTCTTGACCTTTGCTTGTAATAATTGAGGCTTTATACTTTGCCATTTTATCCTCCTTAATAATTATTGAAATCTATAGTCAGCTCATTAATGGTAGCTAAGTTACCACCAACTAAGTCTGTATTGTTGACTATATCTAATGTGTTACCATCATAAATATTATAACTGGCACTGCAGCAGTTATATCTAGTAGATACTGATTTTACTGCTTGATAATATTTCAAATTCTTGCTTTTAGAAAGTGAAATATTATCAAGAATTGACCTAGCATTTTTAATGTTATTAATAACATTCTTAATCTTGTCTATACTTTCAAGGTTGATGTTATCGCCACTATTAACTCTAATGTAGAAGTGATAAGGTTCTCCACCATACTGATACCATTCCTTCAGCTGAACACCACTATAAATAGCAGATAGCACATCTTCGACTGACTTAGTAGTGCCATTGTGCATATACCATAATAGTGTGCCTTTAATAATGCTTACTTTCTGCTCTCTGGTTAAGTCTGAACTGTAATATTGAGAACGAAGTTCAACTGCTAGAACATCAAGTAATTCTTCGTCAAGATTGTCAATATTAGAAGTAATAGCAACTCTATCTAGATTATTGTAAAGTTGTTCAATAGCTTTGCTGAGAGCATAGCTTATACATTCACTTTCTACGCTCTGATAAGATTGAGGCAAAATACTGTATAAATCTGATTGCTTAATATACTGCATTTACTCAACTCCTTTGTAAACAACTGTTTTCTTAACTAGGCTAGCCACATTGCTAGCAGGAACAGTAAAGAATTTGAATGGATCTAATATTTCCACCCTAGAAGCACCGGCATTCATCATTTTTTGAATAAGCAGTGATGGATTAATGTCTTTTGCAATTTTTGAACTCTGTTCAAGCACATAGTCATCAACTGCTTTGGCAACTTTGGCTTTAATGATGCTTTCTTGATTTCTGCTATCAGATGATATGTAATAGTTACAATTAATCTGATAGTTAAGTGTTGTAGCACCTTGAACGATAACTCTATCTGTAAGAGGTTTTACATTACCTTCATCAAAAAATTTTTGTAAAGCTTTTATTTCATCAAAAGTTGGCACTCTACCATTAGTCATTAAAATAGTAATATATACAGTAGCAGAACTATCTGTAAGTATTTCAATGTCTGATATGTCAGAGTTAAATGTTTTTGCGTGATAAATATAAGCATCAGCAGGACCTGCTACTGAATAAGAAGATGGTGCCAAATAAATTCGTTCTGCTAAGCTATCATCGTTCTCTACTTCTGCGCCACCAACTGAAACAGATACATTTTCAACAGAATCTATATAAGGAAGCTGATCAACTAATACATTAATCTCGCCCACTAAAAAACCATTTGACTTTTCGCCTGGTTCTGTGCAAGTAAGTTTTGCTTTAACATTTGTAGTTCCTACCGGTACAACTATGTCCTCTGTTGTTGACCAATAGCAAGTAAAATCACCGGTTGACACTCTAGTATCAGCTGGAATTGTTAAAACTTCATTTCTAGCCTGACTCAGATAAAACCTAACATCAATGGTTGATGGCTTGGCTTCCAATCTTTTAACACCTTTCAAAGCACCGATATTATCAAGAAAATTTCCGTAACTATATTTAAGTAGGTTCTGCTTTCCTGCTCTATCTACAAGCTGGAAAGCTTGAAAAATTGGTAAAGCGCAAGCATATAATATTAATCTAATAGGGTTATCAGCTTCAAGCGTTATCTTGCTACCGGTGACTTCTTCATACTTAGATAGATAGTTATTAACCATTGTAGTTTTTAAATCTTCAACGGATAAGCTATCAACAAAACTTATGTCAGGCAATTCAGGCAATCTGTTACCACTCATAATCTACCTCCTCATCCAATTCATTAATACTGTCTTTTGTTTCTTCTTTTTCTATCAAATGAACTAATGCAAGCGGGTTGAAATTATTATCATTAGTAAATTCTACGCTATCAACAGTAACTTCATTTTCGTAGTCATCTACTGCTTCCATCATTGCTACTGAATAAGAATTTTCTGCTGCTATTGTAGGCATATCAACCGCACCATAATCTACACCATAGTCTCTTGCAAATGGCATTGTTCCCTTTGGCGTAGTCAAAAGTTTGGTTAATCTTTCTTTGATTTTTTCATTATTATAATTAATCGAAACATTCATAATCCTATAACCTACCTTGCATATTCAACAAATGTTAAGTTCATAGTCATTTTGCTAACTTTTCCGTTCTTATAAATTACATCCCATGTATTACTCATTTGTGAGACATAAAATTTGTTAGGACTTAATTTTCTGCCACCAATAACTAAATATTCTGTACTACCATTATCAATACAAGATTTAATTTTACTTCTCATTTTGATTGGCGATACTCCTAAACCAGCATCAACTACTATCGTCATAGCTATCTGCATAGACGAAGGACCAAGAAACTCAGCCTGTGGTCTTCTGTACTGCACACTATGTTCTGACCATCTGCCGGATATAGTTTCGTTTAAATCTGAGAATGTTAAAACTTTTTTACTTGATACCGAAAAAACTATTTGCTTACCGAAATTTCCTATTTTACTCATCTTCAATCAGCTCCACTTTCTTAGCTTTTATTGATAGTTTTCCACTTATTTTGTCATAAGATATATTAGTATCATCGTCAAAATAAAAGCCGAAGACATTCTTATTAAACTCTTCAGGAACTTCATCGCCTTGCCCTCCCCAAATTTTACCTAATACCAATTTATTATCGCCATCTGTAATTACTGCTACAATGTCATCCACATCCGGTACATTAAAGATAGTACCTAAAGATAATAGTGGTAACTTGTCTGTAGTGTTGTTATCGCTTGTGTGCGAAAAATAAACGCTAACTGTACCTTCGTCATAATTGACTGACGATACTTTTCCAAATTCTAACTTGGCCATTAGTTACCACCTCTTCAATGCACTTAATCTTTGCTGTATTCTTCTTGCTTCAATTTCCATTGTGTAACCACTATCTGCATCATAATTGTGCGTAACTTTATTCACATAATATTTATCGTCTAACGCTCCAAAGCCATATAATCTTATGCAACTTGTAGCAATAATTCGTGTATTGCCAGGAATAGTAAAGGTTACTACTGTCATATTTTTGTTTGCTTCATTAACACTTGCTGCACCTTTAATATGCCCTTCTTCAACACTGTCACATTGCCCAATATCGTTCATAATTTCAGGTTTGGCGATAAATTTATGCCAATATTTTGTTGTCGAAGTAGTAGTTTTAGTTCTTTTTGATGACGAACTTTTGACTTTTTTCTTAGTCTCAATAGAAAATTTATAGCCGGTATATTGCATAATGAGCTCTATGTCAGCGTTAAAGGACTCGTCAATAATCTTGTTTGGTCTGATTATGGCTACGGACTTTTTTGCTTCGTAAGTTGACTCTTCGAAGATAATTAATCTGTTAGAGTATATCTTCATAGCCAATCCATATTCTTGGCATAGACTATATAAATAACTGCAATCAGTAGAACTGCTTTGTTCTGCTGACTTTATTTTTATAGTTTTTGCATGATAATATAATCTGATTTTATATCTCTTACATATTTGCTGAGCAATATTTTTGAGTGTTGTTTTTTTCCAATTTTTAGACCTTAAAGATTTTGCGAATTCAGAATTTTTAGGTGTTGATATACCTTCAATGCTAAAAGTATTGACAGTACCACTTGCTCCGAACTTATCGACATTGAATGAACCGCAGTTTATATAATTCTGACTGTTTGACTTATTTAAATTTTTGGTTCTAATCTTGCATTCAAGGCGATCTTGCCTACCTGGGTAATGGTCCGAAAGAAACCTACCATCATCAAACAGTTCAACTGATATTGTGTCGCCTTCTCCAGTAGCAATATCTGTATAAGATAATGACTTAATGAATTTATCAAGCTTATATTTCTTATTAGTATTACTGTTGTGATATAAAACTGATACAGCAGTATTTCTTACTTTGCTATTCATTTTTAACCACCTTCAGTTCGCCAGTCGTAGTCTTCATCATAATTTTCTTCAACTTCTGATTGACTAGTAGGTAATTCAGGCGTATTGACGATAGTTCCAGCTTTAAAAACAAATATATCTAACAGTTCAAAATTATTTTGCATTAAAAAATCAGTATATTTTTCATCGCCGTAAATTTTGTAAGCAATACTATCCCAAGTATCACCTTGTATAGTTTTATATGTATTCAAGCTTTCACCACCTTAAAAAGAGCGCCTTTTCTTAGACTTTTCATATTTTTTCATCATTTTTTCAAAATCAGCTTGAGAAATTTCATTCGCTCTTTCAATATCTTTTTGATTTGCAGAACCGTGAATTTCGTAAGTTGGCGAAAAAATAATTGATGAATTATCGCTATTATTGTAGTTTGTAGTACCGGAATTAACTATGTTGCTTGCTTTATCACTAACACTAGGCTTGTTATTATTGCTTTGCAACTTTAATTCAGATAGCTGCTTAAGCATACCTGGAACATCAATAGAAACAGTAGTGTTATTGTTACCTTGACGATATTTGCCATCTAATAATTCTTGTGTTTCATGAGCCGTAAATACATGACTATCCGGAGCATTAACAATAAGCTCAGGTCCATTTTCACCGGCTAGAAAAACATTAGCTGACCTTCTTGTACCTCTTGCATTTTTCTCGCCGTTGCCGTTCTTGCTACCATTTGTATTAGTAACATTAAGGATACTCTTAGCACCTGACATAGCAGTTTCTACTGAAGCAGTAACACTATCTTTGCCTGCTGCGATAGCTTCAGCATAAGCGTTAATAGTAGCAGTAGCTTTTTTCTTAGCTTTTTTAGATAAGTCCATTTTATTGATGGTATTCTGCATTGTTTTCTTCATGTTGGCCATCTTCTTAGAGAAGTTGGTATCAAGTTCAGCAGTGCTTTTAGCAGTAGTTTTTTGAGATTTTGTAAGAGTTTTATATTTATCTGCTATTTGTTGCAATTCTGTATCAGAAGCACCAGCCATACCGGCTAGAGCTTTCGCACTGTCTTCAGAACCATCGTCCATTGAAGCGACTAACTTTTTAATACCTTTAATGTTTCTTGATGATACATTCTGAATATTTGCATTGTAATTAGTCCAATAACTAATCTGACTGTCCAGATTATTTTTTATTGTTTCAGTAGATGTAGCAGAAATTTTTCCTACACTGTTCCAAAGCTTATACTGTCCTTGGAAAGAAGTCAGTGCTGAATCATAAGACTTGTCATAGCTCTTAGCAAGTTCTTGCATTTGACTTTCAACTGATACTGCAGCTGCTGTAACACCTTTCTGAAGCTTATTGCTTGCATTGACTGCAATGTTGTTGCTTTTAGCATAAACTTCAGTCATTTTTTGCAAAGCTTTGGCTTGTTCTTTTTCATTTTCATCTAATGCTGTAACTGCATTTGTATATTTTTTGTAAGCTTTTCCATACTCATTTCTTCTGTCTGCTAAATTACCTCTTAAACTGGAAACCTGATTGTTTTTGTTTTGATCAAGAGCATTTGTTCCTTTTTCTAAATCTTTTAATCCGGCATTAAATTTACTTTTAGCTGAAATCATTTTTTTGTAAGCAGCATCAAGTTGATCTTTATCTTTAGCTAATTTTTTGGCTTTTCCAGAAGATACCTCAATTAAACTATTTAAATTTTCTTTAGCCGTTTCATACTGCTTGGTTGCAAATTCTCTATTTAATGCTTTTTGAATAGTATCAGTAGATGAACTAATGTTCTTAGCCACAGAATCATAAGTAAGTCCAAGAGACGGCATTTTTTCATTAAGAACATCAATAATTGATGCCATCTCACTCTGATCACTAGCAGTAAGTTTACTTTGTTTTCCAAGTTGAGATAATCTCGTTACAAGATTTCTAGTAGATTCTTTTTCGTCTTCAACCACTTGCATATTATCTTCGCAAGTCTTACTAGTTTCCTTGAGTTTTTTTACAAAATCATCCGATTCTTGATAAAGTTCCTTAACACTCTGCTTATTCTGATCGTAAGAAGTTTTTAGTTTGTCTACTTTACTTTTAAGCAAAGTTGCCTGAACGGAATTCCTTCCGTACTGTTTGCAAGCTCTATCATATTCTTGTTGAGTTTTTTTGAGTTCTTTACGAGTATTTTCCGAAGTTGCAGATAGCTTATCTTCTGCATCTTTTGCTTTACCGATTTTTGCTGCAACAAATGTCGCTACACCCGCAAGTGCAGAAAGTGCTAATGTTACCCAACCGATAGGACCTGACAAAGACTTAGTAACCGTATTAAATATCTTTACTGCAGTTGTTGCAGCAGTAACCACGGCGATTACTGTTCCCATAGCAGTAACAAATACAGTAATATTTTGTACTGCCTCCGGATTTTGTTCTACAAATTCCTGCAACCATTCTAAGACTTCTGAACCTTTATCATATAGTTCTTCAAGTGCTGGAGAAATGTTCTCACCGATTGCTATTTTAAGATTTTCAGCAGAATTTTTAAATTTTTGCTCAGCAAATTCAGCAGTATTGGTCATCTTACTATATGCTTCATCAGTTAAACCTGCTGACTGTTGCATAGCAGTTAATGTGTCGTTAAATTCATTAGCACCGGAATTAAATAACGATAGAGCAGTAGTTGCAGCCCTGGAATTACTCCATAAATTTCTAAAATCTGTTGAGTTTCCGTTGACAGAATCACTTAATATCTTAATTACATCGCCTAGAGATTTTCCTGAACTCATAAGTTCAGCGAATGTCTTACCGGTCTTATCCTGAAGTGTATCTGCAACCTTTGAACCTGTCTTGCCTAATTCGTTTAGCATGCCTTTAAGTCCGGTACCTGCATTAGCAGTAGCAATACCATTCTTAGTTAGCTGAGCGTATGCAGCAGATACATTAGCCATGTTAGTCTTATACGCAGCTGCGATTGGTATTACCTGACCTAAGCTTTGAGACAATTCATCTACTGTAGTTTTACCTAAGTTTTGAGTTTTTAGAAGCATGTCGGAAATCTTACTTGTTTGATTTGCTTCTAAACCATAAGCATTTAGTACAGTAGTAAGAGTGTCAACTGCATTTGCAGTTTCCGTATAACCAGCAACTGCAAGCTTATTAGCATCTTTAGTGAAACTAACTGCATCAGCAGTTTTAACTGATGCAGAAATTGCTTGATATGTTGATTCAGATAAGTCTGCAACAGATTTACCGGTTTCTTGAGATAATTTTGAAATCTGATTTTTAATATCAGACATAGAAATTTCACTATTATCCGCAATAGTACTTACTTTAGCAAGTGCAGTTTCATATTCATCTGCCGCCTTTGCACAATCAATAAACGCACTTGCGGTTTCTTTCAACGCGACAGCTATTCCAGCATTGACAAGTAAGTCTTGAACACCACCAAGAGATTTTTCAATTTGAGTTCCAAAGTTGGTTCCACTCTTACCTGCAGTTGTGAAGCCTTTCCCAACATTTTTAGATTCATTCATCATTTTACCCATCTGCTTATTTGCAGCAGATACGGTACTGTTAAATGATGAGTCTATTTTACCTGAAATCTTAATTGCGATTTCATTATTATTCTTTGACAATGTTGTTCACTTCCTCAATTATTTTGTTCAATTCTGTTAGTGTAACTTCAAAAAAATATCCCATATTGGTATAAGTAAATCTCGCTAAATAAATAGCAATCCTGGTTAATTGCTTTAAATCCTTTGAATTCTTGAAACCTAAATTAGCAAAAAATTTCTTGTGTACACTTCTAAAGCAGTCCAGTCTTTGGCTTTTAGCGATTCAAAAAGTTCGATAGGCTTTGATGTCGCTCTTGCTAGAACCATTTGCAAATAGAGTACATCAAATTCCTTAGTAATCGCCGGACTAAACTGTTTCTGTCTATATTGAGCGTCAAGTTCTCTCATATCCTTACCGGTTAAATCTTCTAAACCAGATAAATCAATTTCTTTGATTTCTTTGCCCTCAAATGTAATAGGTCTTTTTAGTTCATAAATTCCTTTGTTAGCCATAATTTTCATTCTCCTTTTTACGAAAATATAAAAATTTTAGGCACCTTTCTAGTGAAAGATGCCTTATTTTTTAACACTGTTTTGTGATTTTACTGATTTGGTCTGAACCATTAAGTTCGTATACACAATTAAGCTTATCAAGCTTAACAAGTGTTTTGTTATTGGCAGTAATATGGAGATAATTGACTTCGATACCAAGAGATGATTCCATCGTATCTGCAACTTTATATCTGCCTGCTGCAATCTTCTTAAGATAGCCCTTAACAGAAACTCTTGCCGGCTGGAATTCGATATTACCGGTAGAACTGTTAGTTACCTGAAGTGAGCCTCTTAAAATGATATAAACCATTTTGCCGACAGCCATAACGGAACTGTTACCTTCAGTAAGGTTTTTAAATGGAAGGTCAAGCTCCAAAGAGTCAAAATGACCTAGAACCGGAACATCAATGGAACCTAACATACCAGCACCGGTTAAACTAGATGTAACAGAAGTTAAATCAGGAAGTGTAACTTCATCACCAACGCCAATTAACTTTTCGCTGTTGTTACCGTTATAAACATTAAAATTATTAAGTACCTGAGGAATTAACATTACTTATTACCTCCAATCTCTTCTGATAATGCATTCTTTAGTAACTCTGTATCAAAGTCGAATGTATTAGTAATTGACTCGGCTGGAGTAAATGGTGCTAAATGCTGACGAATAGCAATCTTACCTTCGATAAGATCAGGAACACCATTTTCATCAATGGAATAATCAACATACGCACCGGCACACTTACCATCAGCGACTAGAGAGCTACAAAATACATTTTCTGATTCAACAAGTGTTTCGATAATTCTGTAATTTGCAGAACTATCAACCTTGGAAATGTATTCGTTGATAAATCTGTTTTCCATCCAAGTGAAAAATCTTCTGCAAGCAATCCAGCGATCCTTAGGGTCGGTGCTGATTGGATAAATTGCAGTGTTATTACCCCAAGTTTTCCAGCCATTAAAATTAATTGCTGTAACAATACCTACTGCATTTAGCGTATTAGCTTGTGTGACATCTAAAATAATTTCCTTGCCTTCTGAATCGCAAAGGCCAGAAATTGGAATTGACTTATTTGATGGTGACATACTTGGAACATCATCATTTTGAATGTCATTATAAAGCATACATGCAGCAATAATTGTTGACATATTATAAGCTACATCATCAACAGTAGCCTTTGGCCATACTGCTATAGCATGTTCTGAAATAATCGTATTGTCCTTTTTGACTTTTTCACAGTCTGAATACTTCTTAGCTTTTGAAGTGTCAATATCAATAATAGTTTCACATTTAAAAATGCCATTAATTTCTTCACATTTCGCCTGAAGTACAGCAGCAACCTTACTACTGGTATAACCAGGTGAAAGAATTATTGAAATATATTGTGAAAATGTCGGATAAACATCTCTAATAACTTCAATACCTTTATTGATACCGATTTCGCTATCGTAACCACCGATAATGTTATCTTCTGTTACCTTTGAAGTATCAATTTTTTTCGCAGTAACTTTTACACTAGAAGGAATTTCACCATTTTTGATAAATGTGATGATTGTATTGCCGTCATCATCAAATGACAGAATATAATCTGTATCAGCAACAAGTGGAGTTGTATCGTTTTTTACAACAACTGATTTCAAGAGTACACCTTGTTCAGTAAGAACAGCTTGCTTATTAGTTACTGTTAATGTTTTTTCGGCAATATCTGTTACATGCTTTTCGGGATCTAGTACATTGATAAATACCACCGGTGCAACATTAAACAGATTAAAATAAACTGAAATAGCTTCTGAAATGTTAAATTTTGAAAAATCAGATGATGAGCCAAGCTTTTCAATTGCATCTTTATAAGATGAACATAAAATCGGCTTATTGGTTACGCTGTAAGGGTCTTTTGCTGTATTAATTGGAGCAACACCGATAACAACATGTAAGCCTGATGAACTTTGATTAATGTTAACAACTTCTGTTGCTTTTTCGTTCACTACAATACCATGGTTATATGCCATTAATAATCACCTTCCTTGATTTTTTTGTAGGCAACATAATAGCTACCTTCTTCTTTTTTTATACTGCTATAAGCATTTTTTAATTCTTCAACATCAACTAGCAGAGATTTTGCAATCGGATGTTCTTCAAAAAAAGAATTAAAAGGCTCTGGAACTATATTGATGAACACTACGCCTTTATTAATTTTTCCTTTGATAGTTGGTCCGATATAGCAAAATGTTTTGTTTTTCTTTTCTTCTGCTACTTCTTTAGTTTTAGTTTTTGATGATGTTGAAGGTGTCTTTTTTTCATCACTCATGAATAAAGGTCCTTTCTTATAACTTTTGGCATTGCGAATGACATTTCTACTCCTGCAAAATAATAAGGATAAGTATCTTCTTCAGCAAGTGTCCACTTTAGCGGATAACTTTCTGAAGTTAGCCTATTGTACTTACATTTCAACAACGGAAATTCTTCAAAATGATTTTTAATCTTTTCGATAGCATTCATTAAATCTGAATATCCTTGATTTTGAATATTATCGTCATATATCCCGACCATCAATAAAACTCTTACCACTTCCGCTTTGTTTGGGGCAGTAGTTCCACCATCAACAGTGCGAACTACTATGTAAGGAAACGGTTCCGGTTCTTCTTCTGATGATGGGATCGGCAATGCTTGCTTATATACTGAAATAGTCTTCAGTTTATCATCTATCGTTTTAAATTTAGCCTCAGTAAATAAATCTTGAAGTTCTGAAACTAAATCATCAACAAAGGTTTCAATTACCATAATTAATTACCTTTTTCGGTTTTCTCTTTCGATAACTTTTTGTAAATTGATTTGGACTTGCTTATCAAATAAATCTTGAATTTGGTCTTTGACTTCGTTAAAAACTAATTCTTCATTACCAACCATTCTAGGAATACTAGTTGAATATAGCACTCTGATTGGTAATCTTTTTTTAGTCTTTCTTTGAGCAACAGAAACATGGCCACTTTTAAATTCAGCGACAAAGGCTTTAATTCCTTTGTATTCCAACTTCTTCATTGGACTTGACGAATAAACCTTCGCTTTAGTTGTTGAGCCCTTTCGCTGAACTGTTGAAGGCTTCGCCGGTGAAACCTTGAATGATTTAAGTTCCAGTGGTTTGCCTTTAGCGATGACAGTCGCTTCTAGCTTATAGTTAGTTGCCTTTTTAATCGTCATCGCTTTATTCATGTTGCTAATCTTAGCGGTATAAGCTTTCCTAGCTTTGTCAGTTATTATTTTCCTCGCTGACCTTGCAGTTGCATTAACTGCATTTTTGAGAACATTTTTCCTTGCTTGAAATGGTAAATCGCTCATTTTTTCGCAAAATGTTCTTATTGCTAACTTATCAATTTCAAATTCAATCATAAATTTGCCTCTATTGTGATACTGTGAATTCCATATTCTGATGCTGCATCAACTACTCTATATATCTTTCCATCGAGCTTAAACATTGAACCGATTGAAGGTAATGAACCAAACTGTTTCTCTGATACATAGATTAATTTTTGTTTCTTGTAAACATCAGTATTTTGATTAAATCTAACTTGTCTATCCATAACCTCGTTTTCATCAATTTGGATAGTCATTGATTTACCATTTACAGTATGCACATCCGAAAATTCATCAGAATTCAGAAAGACACTATCAATATCTTTCTGAATCTGATCTTTGAAAGCACTCATTAGCCGACTAACTTAACAAGCACTGTAGCTTGTGTTGCTGATGAAGCTTCCACGGCATAGCCGACTGGAACATTAGTATCTTTTTCAGCAGGTGTTAGCACAATACCGTTACCATCAAAAGATACCTTTGAACCAAGTGGAATTACTGTATCTGATGAAGTCTTGGTTAGTGAATATACACCCTCAGTAGCTAGCGAACCTTTTTCGCCAGGTTTAATTTCACAACCAGCAACTGCAATTCTTGAAGTTAGAGAAACAACTTCGCCAGGCTGGATTGTTTCGCCGGTTGGGTTGATGTAATCAATAAATTCACCTTTCTGAACATATGTTGCAATCATTTATATCAACTCCTTATTAAAGTTTACTGTCTAGCTTTACGCCAGGATTTTTAATCGCACCCCTAAAGTCCATAACGGAAATACCCCAATCAAGGAAAATATCCCAAGTAAAACCTAGTACACCAGGCTGTTCCATTCTTCTGATGCTTGGAATTTCGTTACCGTTTAAGTAGTCGACTTCGATAAAATCTGTATCATCTTTATTACCGATTAGCCACCAAGGCATGATGTTACCAAAGCCACCTGAAAGTGCGTTGATAGTTGGATCTTCAATAATCTGAATTGAGTCCTTGTACTGGAATAATGGATTTACAGCTTGTGTATTTCCTTCGGTGTTAATAGTAGGGCTATAAAAAATAGTGTACATATCAAAAGCATAACCACTTGGAACTACTAAATAAGCTGGACGGATAACGGTAGCTTCACCAAACTCATCAGTCTGAGTGTTCATTGCTAAAATCATTGCTCTTAGTGATTCCGCAGTAATGCCAGTACCCTTAGTTACAAGGTTTCCGTGCTCTTTACAAAATAACTTCTTACCGTCATAGATATTTGAATCACCCATCAAAATCTGATAAACCTGCTTGTTGATAGTCTTTCTTGCTGACTTTGCATATTTTGCAGGAAGACTAGTTACGAAAGAAACATCATCATTAATAAATGCTTGTCTTGTCATTGAGAACTGACGGCCATAAGTCTTAAGTTGACGCTGTGGTCTGTGCTTATCCTCGAAAGTTGAAGCCTTTAGTTCTCCACCTTCTGGAACTTCAAGGAATTCAGCAGCAGGACCAGCAAGATAATAATTGTCATGCTTCTTAAAATCTGTTAAAGTGCCTTTGCGAGTAAATTTGTCGAAAGTAACTGGTACAGTTCTATGACCTTCGATATAAGCCTTTTCAATTGCTTGATCCATGATGACTGGGAATGAAGATGTAGGATTGTAGAAACTTCTTTTCATAGCAATTTCAAAGATTTCATCATTGCTTTTTCTGTTAAGATTTTTTTCACTAGTTTCTCTTGATAGAATATCGATAGCTAAATCTCTAAGTGACATTCTGGAGAAGCCTCTAGCTTCTTTATTTTCTGATGTCTGAGAAATACTCACGCCCTGGTCTAAAACAGCACCTCTCATTAGCAGACCGGTAACAGCTGCACTTCTGTACTTATCAACACCATCATCACCAAATTTAAGACTGCTACCCTGAGGTGCCGGAGCATGTTGCTCTCTTAGATGTTCAATGATACCTTCTCTAACTTTGTCGAGAGAAGCACCTGAGTTAATAAACTGTCTTGTCTGCTCTTCGTCAATGTTGAATTCTCTACACATTGAGTTGATACTATCAATTCTCTGTCTTTCTTCTCTGATGATAAGTTCTCTCTGAGCGTTATTATCAGCATTTGACTGAGGTGTTGCTTTTGAGGCAGAGTTTTGACTGCTTCTTACTTCATCAATCTGTCTCTGTAACTTATCAAATTCAGCCTTTTCTTCTTCTGATAAGTCTCTGTTTTCTGCTTTCGCAACATCAAGTAATCTCTGCTGCTTAGCAATTAATTCTTGTAAATTCATAAAACTATATCCTCCTTAGTAGTTTTTATTAATTTGAATTTGCCTTTCAGCAAAGTCTAAATTTGTTAAATTATCGTTGGTTTCTAGCATTCTGCCTACACCGACGGTTTCATCTGCTGGAACACTAACGATAGAAATTTCATATGGGAACCAACTTCTTGCAATCTGGCAAGGACCTGCAAAACCATCAGTTGAAGTTTTGCCTGGAAGTACCTCTTCCCAAGCATCGACCGAATAGCCAACAGACACACCAGTTAATGTTTTAGTATCAACTTTATTCTTAATTTTTTGAGAAAAATCGTCATCGTCGAAAGATATTTCTGCATAACCTTTGCCGTTATCGACCCAGGCCTTATGTATTCTTCCGATAACATCATCTCTATGATGGTTGAATAATACGCAACCTATTGAATTTAATCTGCCCAAATTGACGGCTTTTTCTGAGTGATCTAAAATTTCGTTGCCGAACCAGCGCATATAAGGTTGTTCAGAACTAAAACTTAGCAGATATATTCCTTCTCCACTTTCTTCTGATCTAGTCAGAGATATTGAGCCGTCAAAAGTTCTATTCAAATGACTACTCTTTTCCTGATCCATTTTTATTGTTGAATTTGTACTCACTATTCTCACCACCAATCTGCACACCTTTCTGGTTTGCGTATTCTTGAACTTCTGCCATATCATCAATAGCCTTTTTCCAGTCAACGCCATTCTCAGCACATATGTCTTTGAATGTTTTCTGCTTGGTTTCAATAGCTATCTTATTGGCGCTTGCTTCTTTCGCTGGGTCAATCCAAGGCTTTGGAGCCTTAACCCAAGAATGCTTAAAATATTTTAATTTGTTATTATCAATCCAAAAATCAGAAGCGCTAATTTTACCTGCAAGCACACAAGACATAACAAAAGTTTCATAAATTTCATCCATTAAAGATGTGATTAGTTCTTCATCTTCTGCAAATGTTTCGCCGTCTTCAATCATGCCTTGTCTAGCAGAAGCATAGTTTGTTTGACTCATATCTCTTGAAGTAACTTCATAAGATAAGCCTTGTCCGGCACCAATTAGTCTCTGCTGTAATTTAGTGTAGCTTTCTGCATCTGAACTTTGACCAGACGGATTAACAACTTGAACTTCATCACCGGCATTAAGTTCTTTAATCATACCGGGTGATAATGTCTTGCCCTGATAATCATGCTTACCTTCAGAATTAACAGTAGTTCTACCAATACCACCGGTAATGGGCAATGCCTTCTTGATGAATACAGACAAGCAAGCCATTATTCTTTCCTTGACAGATACTGCATTCATAAATTCATTGGCATCTCTGATTCTAGTGATAACCGGTGCAACCTCTGACATTTCTCTGACTTGACTTGGACGATTTTTCTTGAATTTAAAAATTACATCTTTCGCTTTATAATAAGTTGATTCATTCATAAGTTCGAAACCATCAAGAGAATATTTTTTGATGTAGAAACCAACCGGTCTGTTATATTCGTTATATTCAATGCCACCAACAACTTTGTTTTTTGAATTGTTCGGTGCAGTTCTTGAAGTATCAAGTTCGTCAACTTCTATTGCTTGAAGTTGGAACGGAACTATACCATTATTTGTGTAAGTCTTCAAAAATAGAATGCCACCATCAACTTTCATTCTTTTAACCGACATTCTAAGCATTTGGGTGAAGTTTTGAGTATTAGTAACATCACAATTCTTAGCCTTACACCATTCATTCCACAAATCTTCTAACTGGTCATTAAGCTTAGATTTATTTGTTTGTGCTTGGAGATTGTAGCCTTTGCCAACGACATTTCTAGTAAATGCTGAGATAATTGAATTCATCATATCGCTATTGCGTTCAAGGTCTCTTGCTCTAGCTCTTACGACATCTCTGCTATATCTATCTGTATATTCTGCTGATGTGTTGCCAATTCGCCAGTTAGCGTTTATTCTTCTGTTGTCTCCGGCATCATAATAGTAATTTCTTTCAAATTCATTCAACGCTTGACGATATGCAGCTCTTTCAGCTCCAGCCTTGGGCGAAAAAAATGAAACTATATTATCAATAAAATTCATTCAATCACCTTCCGTCAAAATAGGCTACATATGTACCTTCGAGCAAATTACTGTTGTTGTTTTCTGAAGCAAGTTCAGTTTCGAGCTCTGCTCTCATATTTTTTAATTCTGTTAAATTAGCTCTAGTCAATGTTCTTGAACCAATTTTATAAGACTGGCCACCAACTAAAACTGCATTAATTGCATTATTAACTTCAATTAATAATTCTTTTTTTGACAATTCTTCTGACATTATGATAACCACCCTTCATTCTGATAAATCCACTGTTCCTCTTTACTGTCAGTTGTCGCCGGTTCATCAGCGACAACTTCTTGCTGTTCGTCATATAAGTGTGCAGTTCTGATACCCATAATATCAGCAGCTGCCATTGCGTACACTTCTGTATCAAGATAATGGTTGTCAGCGTGTGATGTTTTTAGCTTCCACACTTGACGAGTTCTACCATTACCAGTTTTTTCGTTTACTTTCTGTTCTGCTGTAACTTGTTCGGCATATTCTCTGTCACAGCCTTTATATACCATCCAAGAGCCATTGTTGGTTCCGTTTTTCTTTCTCATTCTTCCAGCAATCATATCTTTATACTTATTAGTATCTAAAATTGCTAGGTTCATTCCATAAGCTTTTGACTCTGACTTATTTACCTTGCTTAATTTATAGTGAGACATTAGTTCAGCTGATGAACCTTTACAAGGAACTGCCCAATCTGAGTTATCGGCACAGAAATCATATGTTGCATCAGCTTCATAACCACTGTCAATTAAACATAAGGCTACTTGCATTGTTTCGCCATTTTCTTTTTTGTATGGCAAATTCATAATTTGCTCAACCTCTGAAAATGAAAAAACTTGCTGATGATATATATTTTGACTTGTGATATGGTTTCCAAATGCTCTAATTGACAGATACAAACTGTTTTCCTGAACATCCACACCACCGGTTAAAATTTTAGCCCAATCTGGAACAACAAGTTCCGGAAGATTGGTTTGTCTTTCAAGGACCAAGTCAGCATTAGTCTTTAGCTTGGTGTCTTCCCAAGGCTCTGCTAACCAAGAGTTTACAAAATTCTGCAATTTCTCACTATCTTTTTTTGAAGACAGAAATTCTTTTGCAACCTCAGAAAATCTAACGAATGGACTGTATAAAGTATTAAGAAAAAACACAACTTTCCTTGCAGATTGAGTTCTTCTCGTCACTATCTTCCATTTGCCTTGCCTTAGCATTTGCATTTTATTGCTATCGTTGATAAGGCAACCACATTCTTGACATACATAATTCGCAGTTTCTGCTCTATCTGCAATAGATAACGACTTGTCATCAGAAAATCTAAGATTAGAAAACTTAAATTCTATTTCCTTGCCACAATGAGAACAAGGCATAAAGAAATGCTTTTCTATATCTGCTGATTCCTTAGCAGCCCAAATATGATTGTTTTTAAGCGTTGGTGTTGATGCCATCACTATTTTTCTGTTATGGAAAGTTTTTGTTCTTTCTCTAGCAAGTGAAACTGGGTCAGCTTCTTTCTTACTTGCACCAGGATATTTATCTGTTTCATCCATGAATAGATATTTTATTGGCTTGGAAGCCAGTCCTGATGCAGAGTTAGAACCAACTAGTGAAAGGTACATATCATCAAACTGCATTTCTAAAACTGATGATTCATTAATTTTATATTTTTCTTTCAGCGTTGGAGAATTAAGTATCATTGGCTCAAGTCTATTCTTAGATACTGACTTGGCCAATTCATCAGTTGGATAAACCACCATTGCAGGTGATGGATCTTGGTCAATTACATAGCCAATCATATTTTGGATTGCTTCAGTACCACCAACCTGAGTCGGCTTAACAAAAATAATCTCTTCTGTTTCGTAGTTGTTAAGCTGGTCCATGATTCCTACAAGATATGGCGTTGTTGAATTCTGCCAAGGACCAGGTCTTGCAGAAGATTTACTATCCAGAATTCTGTATGTGGATGCCCATTCTGATACAGTGATATTATCAGGTGGTTTTAATCCTTTTAAAGACTCTGAAATATAGCTTGGAATTTTATATTTTCTTGTTTTTAGTGACCTTTTTGCCACTCTTATCACCACCCTGTGGTGTTGTGACTTCTTCAGAATAACCGGCAACTACAAAATTACTAAGCAATGTAATGATGTCATTATTTAATTCGGACTCTATAGCTCTAATCTCTGACGGACTGTCACATACACTTGATAATCTAGTAGATAACTTGCTTGGAATACCTAAAGCAAATTTCTTGAATGTTACAAAGAACTTACGATAGTCAGCTTTAACATCTTCAACTGAAATATATCTGCCTGCTGCAATATCATTTTTAATTTTATGAAAATCGCCCTGAAGCTCTTTCAATTCAATTTCTGCTTCAAGTTTTTGCTGCTTTAGCTGAATCTCTTTCTCTGTCGAACTTTTGCCGTAAGCCTTGCTAGATAAATATGTAGAGTATCTCTGAATCGTTGGACAAAGTTCATATTTTCCTCTGCCCTCATCAGTTTCTTCGGTTGGAAGTATTCCTTCCTGAGTGAGTTGCTGTATTCTTCTTACTGATAATTTAAATAGTTTTGCAATGTTAGAAGACCTTTGATACTTACCATCTTTAACGATAGCACCGTATAGTAATGCCATTTCTTTTTTATACTTTTTTTCTTGCTCTTCAATTTCTTTCTTATCTTTATTCATAACAACTCACCTGCCTTCAAAATTAGTAATAAAAAATCCTGATGCCAACCTGCATCAGGATAGTTTAAAATATAAAAATGTAATCACATTCTTGGGAATAAAATTATGGGTTTCAAATTAACTGTGAGGTCTAAAAAATGCAATTTCAGCAAGATTAGAATGTGATTACATCTTTATTGCGTAACGAAAACCTAAAAAAATTTTAGGTCATATGCGAAAAATCGCCGAGCCTTCCTCGCCCCGCTACAAGCCCGGGGTAGTTAGTAGTACCTACGATAGATGTAGGTCAATTCCTGAGTCGATTGAATGAGAAAAGCTCGTATTCTTCGCCTGAGAATTCTAAACGACGGTTGTGAGGGAATTCTCAAAAAAACTTTATTAATCTCTAGAAAGGAGACAAAGTATGAAGACCGAAGAATAAAACAGAGGCTATGTGCAGCATAACAGCGTTGATAGACATATATAGAACGAACGGATGTACCTCTGTGGTATTCTTCTACTATATAGAATAGCGTAGATGACTTGTACATACAAGTCCAAACTAGTCCAAGTTAGTCCAAGATAGTCCAAATCAGTCCACAAAACAATAAAAACTTAAACCTTACACCTTTTTAAATCCAATAGGTGTAAGGGGAAAATGGCTTATCTATGGGCTTACTCCCCATTCCTTACACCTAACACCTAATTATTTTACATACACACAGTTTTTTAATTATGATGCATAAAATCTGAATCATTGCACAATTTATAAAAACCTTATATATATATTTATATATTATATAAAATAGGTGTAAGGTATATAAGAAAATGGCTTACCTATCGAACGGAACTGCCTTACACCTAACCTTACACCTAACTTACACCTAACACCTAATTGTTCTTTAGAACATAAAAAAATAGGCTCTTTCGAGCCTATTTGCAAGTTACCGGCAAGTTAAATAGCCTAGTAATAAAGCCATTTTGCCACCAACATTGGTGTCGGTAGCAAGTTAAGCACTATATTATTAGATTTGATTAGTTATCTTTCTTAGGTCTTCATTGCGTGAAGTCTGATAATATCTAAGCATCTTAGTATCTGAGTGCCCCATTAGCTCAAGCTTATCTTTATCTGCCGCCTGAATATTCTTAAGTAAGTCAGAGAATGTATGTCTGCAAGAATAAGGTACATATGTATGAACATCAGGTCCTTGGAATCCTAATTGTTCCATAGCCGGATAAAATACGCTTTTTCTAAATCTGCCTATGGTGAACGGATTACCTTCGCCATCCACAAAGATATATCCTTCTTTTCTCACGCCAACTGCCTTGTCAATATACTGCTGTATTTTAGGTGATATAGTGACAGTTCTGTTTTTACCGGCTTCAGTTTTAATTCCGGCAACTAATGTTTTTTCCTTCTTGTCATAATCACTTATTTTTAGGCCTAAAAATTCAGTAGGTCTAAAGCCGGTATATATTAAGCAATAAATGTATTCAGCATAAGGTACTCTACCAATGCCTTTCTTAATCATTTCGATTTGGATGTCATTAAATGAAGTGAAATGTACTTCCACTTCTTCATCAGTTCTAACCTTGAGAAATTCACCAATATTAAGAACTCCGGTGCAATATCCTCTTGGAAGCGCATATTGAAATAACAATTTAATTAAGGTTCTCATGTTCTGCCTTGTTCGCTTGCCGAACGGACAGTTATCCATGGCATCTTGATAGTCTTCTATTGAGATGTCATTGAATTTGCATTCCCATAGTTCTGAGAAGTGCCCCATAGCAGCTTGATAATTATACATAGTTGACCTGCTTGTATCTTGTCTGTGAATTGGGCACCAAATATCATATAGTTCTTTAAAGCCTACATTTTCTAGATTTTTCTTCTCCATCAATTTCTGATTCTTTAGCGTTGGAACATAAGCCAGAGCTTCCGCTTTAGTTTTGAAGCCCTTTTTTCTTGCAAATTTTCTGACTAATTTTTTAGTTACTTCATTGTAAATATATCCATAAGTTACTTCCACAGTCCATTTACCGTTTGGCTGTTTATATACACTGCCTTCACCATTACCACGAGTTTTCTTCGCTTTGACCTTAATGTTTTGCTTTTTCCCACAGTAACAACAATACAAAGCATCTTCCATCGGAAGTGGCTTACCACATTTTATGCAATTTTTCATTGCTTTTTGCTCCTTTTTTCTAAAAATAGGTGCAAAAATTCCCTGCACCCTTTGACAGAGAGTGCAGTGATGTGTTACAATAATCTTGTGAAGTAATCACATCAGTATTGCACTCCTGATAAATTTGCAAACTGATTCAAAGCTCACTTGGTGGCGGCCAAGTGGGCTTTTTCTTTTGTTTAATTTTCTCTAGATTCTTCGTTTACTAGTTCAGCGAGATCATTTCTAGTTTTAACTATATCTTTAGTGTCTTTTGAAACACTATCTTTATCAAAATTAGTTGAATAACCTAATATAGCCAATTCAGATTGTAATATTGATATATCTGATTCAATATATAAGTTATCGCCTTTACTGTCACCAGGTAATCTTCCTTCTACCTCTTTTAACTTTGATTCAGCTTCTTCTAATGTAATATTCATATCCAAAAAGTCATCTATTATTTCTATTGCTTTAGTGCCAGCGGTATAGTGTATGCTAGATACATTATCCGGCTTAGTTCCAACATTACTGCCACATCCTGCAAATATCAAAATGCAACATATAGTAATTAAGCTAATTAATTTTTTTGTCATTATTCTACCACCTCCATTCATATATATTTCTATTTAATACCATATAAAGATTCATCAGTGCTCAAAATTTCCGGTTTTTGCTTAGTCTGATAAAGCCATACTTCATCACTTGTTGACATATCTACGCACATAGCTGTAACAGTGACTTTATCTCCTTCAACAAATCCTGATGTATCGTTACAATAGTAATTAACATTCATATCACCTTGTCCGCAAGTAATACTTCTATTATCACTTATTTCATCAACTTGTAAAGTTGTTTTAACATACTTGTAGTCATAATCAGATATATTTGAAATCAATTCACTTAATTTAACTTCTTCTGGTTCACCATTATCATAATCTTTCATTTCTTCGTTCAATTCAGAAGCTAGTTCATTTCTTGCTACTTGCAATTTTCTAGTCTTAGTAGTTGAGTCATCAGATAAATATGAGTCATTAAAATCATCAACATAGTCTTTTATATTGTCAATATCAAAAGCAACGAATGAATCATACTCTTTTTCTTCTGACATTCTATTAGATATATCCTCTAATTGCTTATAGGCATCTTCTGTTGAGATACTCATATTTAAAAAGTTATCTGCTATTTTTAATGCTTTCTTACCTGCATTATATGCACCGTCAGAAACTTTCTCCGGTTGGCTACCTATTTGTCCATTGCATCCTGCAAAAAGCAGTATGCAACAAACGATTATAACACTCATTATTTTTTTCATTTTTAACTCCTTATTATATTAAATATTATATTTTTACTAAAATTTAGCCCTCAATTCAACAACCTTGCCTAAGCAAGTTACTGGAAGTTCTTCAATTTCTTGATTTGTATAAAACATTACATCATAAGATGTAGTATTTAAAGGAATTAAGCTAATACCATTAGGAGACTTTTGTATTTTTTTAATTGTTGCATCATTTCCGTTAATTAGCATAATAGCAATATCTCCATTATCAATATCAGACTGTTTTCTAACAATAACTATATCGCCCTCAGAAAATTTTGGTTCCATTGAATCGCCCTTAACTTTTAAAGCAAAAAAATCACCTTGTCTAGACATATTTTCGGATATTTCTTCATAATCAAGAATATTTTCCTCTGCTTCAATAGGATAGCCAGCTCGTACAATTCCTAAGACTGGAATTTTAAATTTATTTTTCTTTTCTATCGGTGGTTCTACCAAATCAGCCTTTTGTATTTTCCAATGATTAGCCAGAGCTTCTATTTTATCAATTCTCGGATAAGTTCTTGCATTAACCCAATCACAAAAGGTTGTATAAGGAACATTCATTAGTTCACTTAAATATTTTCTAGTTTCATTATGTAAACTCATATAATATTTAATGTTTTTAGCCATTACATCCTTATTACCAAGATTGTTCATTTTTTAGCCTCCTTTTATTTTAATTTGATTATACTACAAAACCGTAAAAAAATCAATAAAATATTGAAAAAAATACGGATAAACCATTGACAGTACGGTTTAACCGTAGTATAATCCAAAATAAAGGAGGTGGTCATCAATGGCAATGACATTAAAGACGGCTAGAGTGGCTAAAAATTTAACTCAAGTTGAAGCAGCAAAAAAGATCGGAATTAGTGTAGATACGCTTGCTAACTACGAAGTTGGTAAATCTTATCCCAATATTCCGATTTTAAAAATGATTGAAAGAGTATATGGTGTTGAATATAAAGACCTTATTTTTTTAGTCAATTAATACGGTTTAACCGTAATCAGGAGTGCAATTTGAGAGGTGATAATGTATGGACAATAACATACAAATTTTTGAAAATTCTGAATTTGGGAAAATCAGAACTCTGCAAATCAATAATCAACCATATTTCGTTGGTAAAGATGTGGCTATTGTTTTAGGTTATAGCAACACTAGAGATGCATTATCAAGACATGTTGATGATGAAGATAAGAATACCGTCGTAAATCACGACGCTAATCGAGGTAATCCTAATATAACTGTTATCAATGAATCCGGTCTTTACAGTCTTATCTTATCAAGTAAGCTACCCACTGCAAAGAAATTTAAGAGATGGGTCACTAGTGAAGTGTTACCGGCAATAAGACAGAATGGATACTATACTTCTCATAATAATGAGGATATAGATTTAACCATCCAAAACAGAATTGCTATTGCTAAGCTCTTAGCAACAACACCAAATAGCAGACTTCCACTTGTACAACATATCTTAGAACCGGTAATTGGTGATGTTAGTGAGTTTACGAATAAAAAGTTATCGGCAACTGTAATAACATCAAACAAAGAAATTACAGAAGAAATCTTTGCTATGGTATTAGAAATACTCATTGATACTGCATATAATGAATGTTTAATTCTTAAACAAGATAAGAATTATGTTTATATCAACAAAGATGTTTTTAAAGCTAGACTTGAAGAAAAAGACATAAGCTATGTCAATGCAATGAAAACACTAAGCACAAGAGGTTTTATTAAATGCCAAAATAATGGTAATAAGAAAAGCTTAACTGTTCCGGTATGGTGTGATGGACATCCGGTTCGATGTGTAGCTATTAGTAAAACGGCAATTAATTATTAAGGAGAGTGATTAAATGATGAGCATTAAGGAAATCGAAAACTTAAACCGTGAATTCTTAACACCGGCAGAAGTTGGTCAGTTCTTCGGTGTGACCGGCCATCAGATAGCAGTTCAAGCAAGAACTGCACCACAATCTTTAGGCTTTCCAATCGTACAGATCGGAAAACGATACAAGTTCCCTAAGGCTGGTTTTTTAAGGTTCGTCAGAGGTGAGTCCAGTGAAGAATAGAAAACTGGTCGCTATAATAACTGTACTTGTTGTGTTAGCTATTTTTGACATTTGCCATCTAATTGCCAATTCATCAAGAATTGATGTTGGATATGGTGGTGAATTAATCATATTGTTGGTGCCACTCTGCATTACGATTTGCAGAGTAAGCAAATAGAAAAACCACCAAGGTTAGGTGCCCTCAGTGGTTTTTCAGGAAGTTTTTAATCGAATTTATTACATTATAGCACGCTAGAAAGGAAAAAGCAATGAAATTATCAATATCATTACCTAAGCAAAGACAAATTGTTAGACTTTGCTTTAAGGGATGTTCTAACAGAGAACTTTCTGAAAAGTTCAATCTAAGTAAAGAAGACATTTACAAATTCCGTTCTCAGAACGGTCTTACAATCTCTCTTATCGACAAGATGAAGAAGAACAAGATTAACTCAGTGAAGTGGTTAGCTGACCATCATGATGAATTTTATTCTGAGGCAAGTATCTTCACTGACACTAAGTGTGACTGCTGTGGTAAACCGGCAAGTTCTGATGTTATCTATACTTTGCCTGATGGAACCCAAGCATACTTCTGCGAAGACTGTATCAAGATGAATGACTATTTAGAGAGCCATTCAGGTAAGGAGCAGTTAGATGAGTAAGTTACTTAAAGACTACAAAGATTACAAAAGGCTATGTAGAAGTCTTAGAATTAGAAAGCCATTTAACTTATATCAGTATTGGAGGCATATGTATCTAAGATGAAGATGAAAAAGACTGATGATAATATGCTCATCATCAAAGACATTACATCTGAACAATTTGCAGTCATCAAATCTTGGAACAAAATGGTATGGAAAAAGGCGACTAAGACTTTAGAAGCTCCTTGCGAAATAGAATTGCTTGACAAACTATCAGCATTAGTAAAACTACCGCCTAGAATTTCAGCTTACAGAGATGAACTTGTGAAGGTTCAGACTGCTGTAGATGATATGAGAATTAAGGAAAATGTAACGCCGATTGTTCAACCACCAGTTAAAGCGAACCTATTTCAGCACCAGGTCAGAGGTTACAACATGGCATTAATCAACTTTACATTGCGTAGAGGATTTGGCTTCTTGTTTGAGATGGGCTGTGGTAAAACTTTAACTGCCATTGCAGTAGCCGGAACCTTATACGCTGAACACAAGATTAATAAGTTGCTTGTAGTTGCTCCAACATCTGTATGTTCGGTGTGGCCAGAGGACTTCGGAAAGTTTGCCGATTTTCCACATTTGGAAAAGACAATGTTAGGAACTAAGTCACAAAGGCTTAGGCAACTCAAAGAATTGGAAAGTTTTCCTTGCGAGGCACTCAAAGTAGCAGTAATTAACTATGAGAGCGTATGGCGTGACGATATTTTTGACAAGTTGGTTGAATTTAACGCAGATATGATTATTTGCGATGAAAGTCAGAGAATTAAAACTCATGATGCTCAGCAAAGCAAGGCAATGCACAAGCTTGGTGACTTAGCTAGATACAAGTTAATTTTGTCAGGCACACCAGTTCAAAATAATGCAGTTGACTTGTATAGCCAGTACAGATTTCTTGACCCAACTGTTTTTGGCAATAATTTTTATAAATTCAGAAATCGGTTCTGCGTTATGGGTGGTTTTAATAAAAGGCAGATAGTCAACTATAAAGACCTTGACTTATTAATAAAAAAGGAACACTCTATCGCCTATCGTGTGACGAAGAAAGAGGCTTTAGATTTACCTGAACAAACATTTGAAACAAGGTACATAACTTTAACGCCAAGCGAAAAAAAACTATATAACACTCTCAAGAAAGAGTCAGCGACAGAACTTGCTAACGGTGAAACTATCTCAGCAAGTACAGTATTGACTAAGTTACTAAGGCTACAACAGTTTACAGGTGGCTTTGTTATTGCTGATGGAGAAGAAAAACCTCGGCAAATTGGTTCCGGCAAAATCAATGCTCTTGAAGACATTGTTGATGACTATGTTATTGATGGTGGAAAAAAGTTAGTTATCTTTGCTAGGTTCAAAGCTGAACTTGATTTAATACAGAATCTCTTAGATAAAAAGAAACTTAAATATGGTGTTATATACGGTGACATTAAGTTATCTGATAGAGGTGAAATAGTTAAAGATTTTCAGGAAAACGAAGAAACAAAAGTATTCCTTGCTCAGATTGATACTGCCGGACTTGGCATCACACTTACAGCAGCAGATACATGTGTTTATTACTCAGTAAACTTTAATTATGCTGCTTATAGTCAGAGCTTAGCAAGAATACACCGTATTGGTCAAAGAAATACTTGTACATACATTCATTTGACAACAAAAGGAACAGTTGACGAACTTATTATGAAGGCACTTCATAAGAAAGAAGACTTAGCAAAAACAATCGTTGACGATTGGAAAATATATTTTGATTAAAAGGAGACAAAAACATGGAAGAACAAAAAAACTTATTTACTCTTGTTGATGAATACAAGGAACTTCTTGATAAGAAGGACTCTTTGAAAGAAGAAACAAAAGAGAATAATGAGAAGATTGAAATTCTTGAACGCAAGATTTCTAACATTATGATTGATGAAGAATGCACTACTATTAGTAGAAACGGCTTCAAATACAGTCTTCAAACAAAGACTTGTTATTCTAAGAAGTCTGAGGAAAGCTTAGCTGATGCAGGACTTGTTTTTTACGATGTGCTTAGAGAGAATGGCTTAGGTGACATCATCGTTGAAACCGTTAATGCTAGAACTCTGCAAAGCACATTATCAGCAATAGTAAGCGAGCAAGGTGCATTACCGGAGGCATTAGATGAAGTTATTAATACTTATGAAAAAATCGGCATTGGCAAGAAAAAAGAAAGAGTGGTTAAGAAATAATGGTTGATAGACAGAGTGTGAATTTCTTGGTTGAGAAAGAAATTCAAGATATTACAGCAGATGACAAGGAACCTTTTAACTCTGAAATTGAAGCTTATGGAGTAATTGCTAAAGAGCTATCTTACTTATCAGATAGTTTCAACTCTTTGCAGGAAGAAAAAGCTGAATGTTGGCAGAGCATTGTAAGGGAAGAAAACATTGAAGAAATCTTAGGTTCTATGTCAATGATGTCATCAGTGGCGAGAGACTTAATCGTTTCTGCAATTCATATCTCAGCGTTTGCTGAGAAGTACATAAAAGAAGCATCATCACTAGCCAGTGATGGTAGTAAATTTAAGCTTCTATTTTCAGTAGAAGAATTCAATAAGTAAAGGAGACCAATATGGAACAACAGTTAAAGATTGATTTAAGGCTTAAGAATGAAGCTAAGCTTGACTATGACATTAGTGAGTTAATTGGAAATGCAGTTGATTACTGCATTTCTGATGATGTAATCATTCGAAGTAAGCATGAGGCTTATGGCATTCTAAGTGAGAAGTTTGCTATTACTAGTGGTAAATTCAAGTCGCTTAAAACAGATATGGCAAAATTCTTGAATATTCTGCCAGAGGACGATAGCAAAGCTGCTGATGTAGTTAATGCTTTATCTTCAATTTTCTCATCATCCGAAGACTTAATTCGAGATGCAGTAATTCTTTCAACATTCAGTAAGAAAGCAATTATGGATTTTTACGATCTTGAAAGCGAAAATCCTTCTCTTTTTGCTGAAGCAGAAGAAGTTGAAGATACCGATGAAGAGGTTAATAACAATATCAAAAATGAAAATTCTGCTGAAGAGTTAGAAACTGAAAGTGGTTTTGAACTTGAAGAAGCAGAAGAATTTGAATAATAAGGAGAATAAATTATGGCAACAACAAAGAAATCAGAAACAACAGCATTATCTGTCGCAGACAAATTCAAAATTATGCCAATGGGTCAGGCGCTATCATCTGAAGATATAGCAGAAGAACTTGATGGTCTTGGCACTATCCCATTCGACAGAGTTAAAATTCCAAGTGGCGGAGCTAAAACATTCGAAATTCCAACAGAAGATGGTGACGATACTGAGAGTGTTAATGAAATTACCGGAGTTATCGTCTATCACCATGCAGCAAATGCTTATTGGGAGAACGAGTACAGCGGCGCCATCGAAGACCCTCTTTGCTCATCTATGGATGGTAAGACCGGCATTAATCGCAAGACTGGCGAAGTAATTAATTGTGCTACTTGTCCACTAAATCAGTATGGTTCAACTCAGAACGGCGGCAAAGCTTGTAAGAATGTTCACCGTTGCTACATTATGAGGAACGGCAATCCAATTCCATTATTGCTTAATCTTCCACCTACTTCGCTTAATTCCTTTAGAAATTATCTCGGCAAAAAAGTTTTGCTAAAAGGATATAAGGCATCAGACATCGTTACTAAGATTACACTTAAAACTGATAGTAATAAAGGTGGAATTAAGTATAGCAAGACTGTGTTCGAAAATCTAGGCCCTCTTAACAAAGAGGAAAAAGAGAAAATTCAAGCAGTTAAAGAGTCAGTTAAGAGTATCGCTCAGTCAGAGAGCATTGTTGCTGATGACAAAATGCAATATTCAGAAGAACCTGCTGCAGTTAATGAACCAATTAAGGAACAACTACCTACACCGGTTCAGGCTCCACCAGTTCAAGCTAAGGCTCCAATTCCAACAGTTTCTACACCATCTGTTCAGAATGAAATTGATAGATATGTAGAATTTGATAATATTGATAACAATAACTCAGGCAATCCTTTTGCCTAAGCTTTAAAAAAAAGAAAGAGAGAAATCACGCAGTAGTTAATTCTACTGCGTGACGGAAAAGTGGTGTAACAATGCTTCCTAATAATATAGATATTGATAGATATATAGATTACGAAAATGAATACGAAAAGTATGTTGAAAAGCCTAAGATTGTAGGTAACAGAATGACTTGCCTCTGCCCTTTTCACGACGATAAAAATGCGAGTTTTTCTGTTGACCTTAAGTCAGGAAAATATAATTGCTTTGCTTGTGGCGAAAGTGGTAACTTCATCAACTTCTACGCTGAGATGAACAAGCTTAGTACATCTGATGCCTTTAAGTCTATTTGCGAAGAATACAACATACAGTTTGAACATCATGACGACAAAAAGGAAGCAAAAAAAGATAACAGTGAGAATAAAGGACCTAAGCCATTCACATTAGAGGAATATTCTTTGCAGAAGAAAATTCCTGCTGATTGGCTTGTCGATAATTGCAGACTATCGACAGAAAAAGATAGAAGAACCGGGACTACATATCTTAAGGAACCTTATTACGATAGCAATGGTAATGAAGTTACTTATCGTAAGAGATACGCTAACAAAGAATTCCGCTGGAAGTATGGTTCTGCTGGCAAAATAGGAATGTATGGAGAATGGAGGTTGCCTCAATTAGAGAAGGCAGGATATGCAGTACTGGTTGAAGGCGAATCAGACACTCAGACATTATGGTATCTTAGATTTGCTGCAATAGGCATTCCTGGTGCAAACTTATTCAAAACAGAATTTTGCAAAAAACTAGGTGGGCTTAAATTATATATCCATGTTGAACCAGACCAAGGCGGTGACACCTTCTACAACCAAATGTGTAATAAGCTCCGTGAAGGCAACTTTGACGGCGAAGTCTATTCATTCAGTTGCAGTCAATTTGGGGTTAAGGACCCTTCCGAATTATACCTTAAGAATGGTAAAGATATTGCTAATCAGCAGATACATCAAGCTATTTCTAATGCCATTAAAGTAGATATATATGATGTTAAATCAACAATTCCAACAGTAATTGATGATGCACCAATTCAGTTAAGGCAGCCTGAAGGCTTTAAATATTCTGATGAAGGAATATTCAATTATAAAGATAACATGCCGAACTTAATCTGTAGAACACCAATTCTGATTACTAGAAGACTTCAAAGTTTGAAAAGTTATTCAGAAAAAATTGAAATCGCATTCAAAAGAGACAGAAAATGGCATACTGCTATTTTTAATCGTTCTACAATATTTCAGTCCAAGAATATAACTGTTTTGTCTGATTTAGGCTGTACTGTCACATCAGAAAATGCGAAGAAGGTTGTTGCATTCCTTTCGGCGCTTGAAGCTTGTAACATGGACATCATCACTAAATGTTCTACGACTTCTACTTTTGGGTGGCAGGACGAAAATCAGTTTTTACCTGGCACTATGGATAGCGAATATGTATTAGATGTTGACCCACAGCTGCAAACTTGGGCTGATGCCTTTGAACAAAGCGGAACGCTTGAAGAGTGGATTGATATGGTTAGTCCATATAGAGATAGATATAAGTTTAGGTTTATCTTGGCCACTGCATTCGCTACACCACTTTTAAGATTGCTGAAACAAAGAACTTTCACCGTCTATAATTGGGGTAATTCAAAAGGTGGTAAGACGGCTGCACTTAAGTCAGCTTTGTCTGCTTGGGGCAACCCTGAAAGGCTGATGGTGAATTTCAACATAACCCAAGTTGCGCTGGAACATATGGCCGAATTCTTCAGTGACTTGCCTCTTGGCATTGATGAACGACAGCTTGCCGGTAATAACAATCAAAATTTGCTTGAAAAATTCATCTATATGCTTAGTTCAGAAATCGGCAAAGGTAGAGGTAGTAAGACTGGTGGACTTCAACAAGTCAGCAAATGGAAAACAATAGCAATGATGACCGGTGAAGAACCAATTTCACTAGATACCACTCAAAGTGGTGTATCAACAAGAACAGTTGAAATTTATGGTGGTCCATTTGAGAACGAAATTGAAGCTTCAAAAATGCACAAAGATACTGTTGAATATCACGGCGTTGCAGGGCCATATTTCATGCAAAAACTTGTTAAATTGGATTTAAAGGAACTAAAAAATAAATTTAACTATATGCAAGAAGAATTAAGCGAATTTGATAGCTGCAATGGTGCTCATTTATCAGACATAGCATTGATAGCTATTGCCGACTATCTAATTGATTCGTGGATATTTAATAAATCTGATGAGTTATTGGAAGACTCATTCGTTAAAGCTTATGAAATGGCTTATAACATAATGAATGAACAGATGACATCAGGTTCTGTTGATGTTAATGAAGCAGCTAAGCAGTTCATAATCGACTGGATTATATCTAACAAAGATTGTTTTGGAACGAATGTTATAGGTACTTGCCTTGGCAAGATTGATAATGGCATCTGTTACATACTGCCGTCTATGTTCAATCAAGCACTTACGAAAGCAGGATATTCACCACGAAAAACATTAAGATACTTGGCTGATGAAGAACTTATCAATGTTACAAGAGAGAAAAATGGCAAGATAACTTATTCTCGGACTTCTTGGTTTGAGAACAGAAGTGTTAGATTTGTTGAGTTTTATATCAATAAAGTATCGAACGAATTGGACCCACTGACAGATGAAGAAGAAATTGCTGAACAAATAAGTTCAGAACAACAACCATTTAATTAAAATCAGGAGTGTATAAAAATGAAAGCAAGAGTATCGGTTCTAAGTAAGAACCAGCAGAAGAGAGCTTTAGCCGAAATTGATAAAATGACGGATGAAGTTATTGAGAAGAAAATGGCTCAAGTCACAAGAAGACTGCTAAAGTTAGTGTGTCATGTACTTAATGAACACTTCCAATTTGGCAAGCACAGACTATCTTTAGTAATTAATGAGATTGGTAAGTTATCAACAGAACATGATGATGACGAACTATTTTATGAACATCTCGATCGGATTGTAATCGACTATTTAGGATTACCATTTGAAAGAGAACAAGAAGAAAACGAAATCGATAAAGTAATTTTAGAAAGGACTAAGAATTATGAACACAAAAAATAATATTGCAAGATTTGAACAATTAATGGCTAAGGTTAATAGACCTGGCGTTGATAAGTTGATGAACTACATCAAGACATCAGACTTCTATACTGCACCTGCAAGTACAAGATTTCATCTGTCAGTTGAAGGTGGTTTGCTGCAACACAGTCTTAATGTATATGACCGACTTGCTAGTAAGCTTGATGATAAGCTGATTGGCCAAGAACTAGTATCAAGTGGTGTAAGCGAAGAAAGTATCATCATTGTAGCCTTACTTCATGACTTATGTAAGACTAACTTCTATTCTGTAAGCATGAGAAATGTTAAGAATGAAAGTAGTGGTCAGTGGGAGAAAGTTCCTTACTTTACCGTTGATGATAAAATTCCATATGGCCATGGTGAAAAATCTGCCATGATGGTTGAAAGCTACATCAAGCTATCACCACCGGAACGCTATGCTATTCGATGGCATATGGGATATTCAGAGCCTAAGGAATACTATAGCACTCTCAGTACGGTGTTACAGAGATACCCTCTAGCATTAGCATTGTATGAAGCTGATCTTGAAGCTTCAAATTTAATGGAGTCAGAAAAAGATAACAAGATTACAGTTAATGCTGACGATGACGGCTTTGAGGAGTGCTGATAATGTCAATATCTGCACAAGGATTTAAAGAGTTTAAGACGGTTAGCGAATTACACGCATACCTGAAGCATGATACTCTTAACGAAACTAAGCAGTGGATAAGAGAAAATGTGCCACTTGAATCCTACTATCAGAAGTCTATACTAACATATCTTAAACGAAACTATCCTTGCTATGGTTTCGCTTGGAAGGAAAGTCAAGGAACATATACCTCAGCTAATGGAATTCCTGATATTTCATTTGTTTATAAAGGTCAGTTTTTCGGCTTTGAAGTTAAAAGACCGTTTATCGGAAAACTAAGTGGCATCCAAAAAACAACTATCGAAGCTCTTAGACGAGCCGGAGCAGTAGCAGAAGTGGTCACATACATTGATGATGTAAAAGAAATTTTAAATCACTATAAATAAAAGAGAAAGGAAGGACTGAAAACATTGAATTCATTAGAAAGAGAAATCAAGCTGAAATCTTATATGAATAAAAAGAATAAGCTTGTCAAGAGAATTAAAGAACTTAAGAGAACCAAAAGCATAATTATTGAGTCAATGAACAGTCCTTCCTATGGTGGTTCTGATAATTCTCCGAGAGTGGTCAACTCTAATATATCTGTTGGCGCTGCAAGTGTTACATACAAGCTAGCAGATATTGACGATAAGATTATGAACTTAGAACAACAAATATCTGAAACAAGTAATCTTATATATAAGATAATTAATCACTTGGATGCAACATCTGACGAATACTCAGTATTAGAGTTGAAATATATCTATTCGCTCTCTGAGTATGACATCAGAGATACTAAAGAAATAAGCAGAAGTAAGTATTACAGTTTACTTGCTACTGCTGTAAGTCAATTATTAGAGATAGAAGAGGTCCTTAAAATTGTTGGAATTGAAGGAGCTGAGAGCTGATGAAGCCTAATAATGTTATTGCAAACTTAAATCATAAAGTCAAATACACCGGAACTAGAACTGACATTTCGCCGGATAAAGCTTTTATCTTTTTAGGTGCAACAATCCGAAAAACTAAAAAACAAATGGCATATGACAAAGAACAAGTATTTTATCAAGCGGAACTTCAGAGCGAAGACACAACAAAATCACTTATTATAGTGAATTTAGATGATATAGAGAGGTTGCAAAATGACTAAGAAAGAACTATTAAGGCATTGTGAACACCAGCCTCACTCCCTTCCCTGTTGCCGAGGATGTAACGGTTTAGAATGCAAAGATAATCCTTGTGATTGTATAGATTTTTATATAGCGAATTTTTATGAGATCAATAGGTTAAGAAAAGCGGAGGTTATCGAAAATGAAAATTAAAGTTAGTTCTGAATATAAGCGACTTGTTGATTTATTCAATAAACTAACCGGCTCAAAAAATCTCTGGGAAATTTTTAATGATTGTATTGAAATGTATGCGTTGGCATTCAAAAATATTTATGACATTAAACATTTTGAGGAGAATGAAAAGAGATACTGCAATATTGCCAGTAATTACACTAAAGAACAAATGAAAATTGTTACAGAAATCTTAGCAGTAATTACAGAGATGATAGAAGAAAACCCATTTAGAGATTTACTTGGGAATTTATATATGCAATTAAATATGGGAAACGATTCTCAGGGCCAATTTTTCACTCCTTATTCTATCGCTAAAATTACAGCAGAAACTGCCTTTGATATTAAGATTGCCGATACTGAAATCAAAAATAAAGGCTATGTAACAATTAATGAGCCATCAGCTGGTGGTGGAGCTAATATGATAGCATTTTGTGAATTACTAAAAAAGAACGGTTATAATTATCAAACAGATTGCATCATTGTATGTCAAGAATTGAATAGATTAACCGCTATGATGTGCTATGTTGTTCTATCATTGATGGGCTGTCAAGCAGTAATAAAGATTGGAGACACTCTCAAAAAACCTTTTACAAATTATATAGATGAATTAGCAAAAGGTTCGGATTTATGGGGAACTCCACTATTTTATGTGAATGATTGTTATTTAAAGGTGTAATATATGGAAGATTATAAAAGTAACTTAGTTAGAGATGTATCTGCTGAATGTTTACAACATAACATGTCAAGTGAAAATGTTGCAATGGTAGAGAAAATTCTTTCTATTGCACTTCAAAAATACAACTTAATAAAAGAAAGTAAAGAACTTTCTGTTGATGTAAAACCAGCCAATGAAAAATTAATAATGCAATTCCTTGCAATCAAAAAAATAGCAGGATTACAAGATAGCAGTTTAAAGGCATATTCCACGGAAATTGACATGATGCTTAAAGTTTTGAAAAAACCGATAGTTGATATTAAAACTAATGATATTAGAGGTTACTTGGCTGTGCAACAATTACAGAGAAATCTTAGTAATAGCTATTTAGATACTAAATTGAGATACCTTAAGAGTTTTTTTAAAACATTAAGAATCGAAGGTTACATATCTAATGACCCAACAGAAAGAATAACAAAAATCAAAATTGAAAAAATTATTAGAAAGAGTTTCTCTCCTATTGAAAAGGAAAAAATTAGGGAAAAGGCTGCTGAAGATATAAGAACTAAAGCGTTAGTAGAATTTTTACTTTCAACTGGATGTAGAGTTGCAGAAGTAGCTAGTGCTAATATCTCAGACATTAAAGATGATAAATTAATAATTAATGGTAAGGGCAATAAGCAGAGGTATGTTTACTTAAATGCTAAAGCTAAATTAGCTTTAGATAATTATTTATCAGCAAGGCAAGATGATAATGATGCACTGTTTGTTAGCGAAAAGAGGATTGAAGGCAAGTATAATAGGCTACAAAAAGGTTCAATCGAAACACTAATTCGAAAACTCGGAAAAGAAATAGGAATTGAAAAATGTCATCCTCATAGATTTAGAAGAACTATGGCTACGGATGCTCTAAGAGCAGGAATGCCAATCGAACAAGTTGGATTAATGCTTGGACATGAACTTTTAACTACTACACAAATATATGCAAGATCAGATGAAAGCGACATCTATACTGCACATAAGAAGTATGTAGTCTAAAGAAAAACAAAGGCTAACTCATAATGAGTTAGCCAAGAAAGGATTTTAATAAAGAGAGGTTATTTATTAAAAGCGTATAACGAAGAACACGGAACAAGGCTAAGCTACGGTCAGTATAGAGATAAGATTGAAAGTGGGGAGATTGCTATATGACAAGTGAAGATTTAAAGATTGAAATTAAGGGTCGAGAAATAGTTATCAAAAAGCTTGATACTGCAATCAGAGCATTACAGAAAACTATCACAAGAATTAAAGCTAATCGTGAGGAACGCAAAAAGAAGGTGCTGGAATATGCATCAGAAGATGAATTGGCAGAGGCTTTTGGTTACGGAGATATTTCTGAAACTGAGTATTATACATTTCTTGATGCCTTGAGAGATGGTGTTGAAGTAATTGACAGAGAAACAAGTCCACAAGAAGTGGCATTTCATATTTTGGTTAGTTGGAATTCTAGGATGATACAAGATTGTACAGACCTAAAGTATGAAATGCAGAAACTAAAGGATGTGAAACAATGAACGCTAAAGAGTACCTTAATCGTGTAAGGTTTGCTGATAGGTTGATTAGTGTTAAGGATAAGGAGCGTTGTAAAATGGCTAAATATGTAAGTGTTAGGGAATTGAAACGCAAAATCAGAGAAAATGTATATTCGATAGAAAATGATGCAGGTTTTCCTGATGACGGTATGAGTGATGTTGATATTTATAATACAATTGCTGAGTGTAAACAGTATGAGTTTGAATTACCTTACGCAGAACTTGAGAAAATGTAAATTGCTTTTTTCCTAATTGTTAGGAACAGTTCAGTGTTACCAAAAGGTATTAGACTAGGCAAAACTGATGCTGAGATTAACAAGATGACTTACGAAACAATGCTAGAGTGCTTGAAAATGGTTGATTTTGAAAGAGCTAGTAAGGAGTTTAAAGAAGGTAAATATTTGAAATGAGGTGATTAAATGGAATTTCATTTACGAATGGATAAATATATGAAAGAGGTTATCAAACTGTTAAATGATATTAATAAACAGAATGATACTATCATCAAACAGTTAAGAAGCATTGACAACGGTGTAGCAGAAGCAAACGGGTATATTACCGAGGACGGTAAGAACGATTGATTTAACTACGATATGGCGATAGATTTTGAAACTGACAAAGCAAAGGAGTTTGAAGAAGATGGAAATTAAGGAAGAGCTTGAAATCATTGAAGATGAAATGCCTTTTACTAGTGGGGTTATCGAAGAAGCAATGGAAACTATTAGAGATGTTGTTGCAAAACAAACACCTGAGAAAGTGATGCCAAGTTGTTTCAGTTCAACTTTTAAGAAATGTCCTCAGTGTGGCGAACTGACTATGGATAATGGTAAATATAATGGCGTTATAAATGCTTATTGTCAAAGGTGTGGACAGGCTTTAGATTGGAGTGATAGGGTTGTGTGTGATTGATGAATTGGAATTAAAATTTGAGCGAGAACAGGAGGGATGACAATGGCAAGTTGTAAGGGTTGTATGCACGAAAAAGTGTGCAATTATTGAATTGGCTTATAGAATTAAAAGAGTATAAGGAGCGTGAAAACAATGGCTGAATACATAGAGCGGAACGGATTACTTAAATGGGCAAGAGAATTTTATCCCGAGCAAAAAGTCTTTGCAAGTGCAGTAATTAACGCACCTACTGCTGATGTGCAGGAGGTCAGACACGGTAAGTGGATTAAAGAGTATCTTAGTTATGGAGCAATAAGATATAGATGCTCTGTCTGTAATGGTATGTTCAGTCAAAATATGATTGAATTTAACCACAAGAACTTTTGCTCCAACTGCGGTGCAAAAATGTCGGAAAAGGTTGGTGAATAAGTATGAAAGTTATACAAGATGTTGCAGACAGATTTGGCAGATACCCTATTATTTTCAAGGGCAAAAATGTCAAATTAGAGGATATTCACGATTGGCTTTTCTCACATTATCAAGGTTATAAATTTGCAATAGTTATTGACGAAACTGTTGATGAGTTTGAAGAACAGTTTACTAAGTCGGTGTATGTTTATTTTCTTGATGAGATTACATCTGAGTTAGAAGCCTATTGTAAATAAGAAAGGCAAGAAGTATGAACACGAAGTACATTTTTCCGTTGCTATTAATAGCACTTGATGTAGGTGCTGCAATAGTCTATGGAGTAGGTAAAGATTTCAAAATGGCAACATATTGGATTGCAGCTGCAGTTCTTAATATATGTGTGACATTTTGATTAGGAGGGTGATTAAATGAATGAATTTATGTGGTCTGATGAAAATTCAGGGCCTTTGGCAAAATGGGCAATCAATTCAGATGGCTACTATCCGTACTGTTCAGACTGTGGTTTTGAACCAAAAAAAAATAAGTCTATATTGTCCGAACTGTGGAAAGAAAATGATTAATTTCAGGAATTGGAGGAAAGAATGAATAACATTAAGTCAAAATTTATTGCAACTATCGTTGCTATTGCACTGGTTATTATGGTGCTATTCTTCGTTGGTTGTTGTGATAATACAAATAATTCAGTTAAAGCTAGTGATGATATGTTTGTAACGGTTTCAGAAAATTCTGATTATTCTGTTGTGTATGACAGAGAAACAAAGATTATGTATACAATGTCCGAGGGTCCTTATAATGTGGGCAATTTTACAGTGTTACTTAATATAGATGGCACACCAAAGTTGTATAAAGGAGAGTAAATTAAAATTAATCAAATTGGCAAACGGTGACAAAATGGAATTGTATTTGCCTTATTAAGTGAGAATTAAAAAAGGTTGGGAATATACTTACTGTCATTATTGTGGGCAGAGGTTAGATTGGAGGAATGAAGAATTCGTTATGTATGTAGCGAAGAAAATGTAAAGGAGTGAACTAAATCTATGATTGACAAGTATTATGATGAATACATAGGCTACTGCGACATATGTGGAACAGAAACAGAACCTTGCAAGACTTGGAATGAATGTAAAGCATTAATTTCAAGAGAAGGTTGGAAAATCAAGTTAGATAGAAAGTCAAGAAATTTTGTGCATGTATGCCCAGAATGTGCAACATTGGAAGAAGAATAGTAAACTAAAATAAGCCAACACCTGAATCAGATGTTGGCTTTTATTATGTATGATTTTAGTGTGTAATAAGGGGTGAAATAGAATTTAATTTTATAATATTTATTATAATTTTTTAAAACATTTTATTTTCACTAAAAATAAAGAAAATCCCATTAATAAGCCAATAACGGCTTACCAATGGGATTATACTTTGGCTCCCCCAACTGGGCTCGAACCAGTGACATCATGATTAACAGTCATGCG